CCGCACTTGTTAGTGTATCACCAATCATGTCGTGTTTTTCGGAAATCGTAAGCAAACGAGGAACCAACCCTACCGTTTGCGCTACAACGAAACTAAGTGTAGCAGCCGTTGGAGTGGCGGTTACCGGAAGTGTATCAAAAGAGAAAAATAATCGCCCTTCCCAAAGATACGCTCCAGGTTCTATCCCTCCCGTTTGCGCTGTCTCTCCAGCAGCCGAAACAACATAACCGAGTGCGTCATCTATGTCGAGAAAAACGTCACCATCTGCTAATGGCGAACTATAAAATTTTGTGTACATGTCTCACCTCAAAGCAAACCCAACACCTTTAAAGTTGACGTTCCGGCTGCCGTAATTGCTGCAACGTCTTTGCACATTAACGGAAGAGGCAGAAGTGCCTTTGGAGGCAAGTAAAAACCCGTAGTTGTTGTAACAGTTTGTGCCCCCGGCAAAACGTATACACCTACCGTGTCGCTTACGTTGCACAAGACAATTTTATCAACTTCTTGCGAAAAAGACGCGTAAGTAGCCGTTCCTGATACCGCAATAGTAAGAACTTCTCGCGTATCATAACCAAACGCATTTTGAATGGGTGTTCCATTATCATCTCTCACAATCGGTCTACGAGGCATGATCTTCCCTCCTAGGTGAAGAAACTCTTGCGACAGACTCACTTAAAGCCCAATATTTTCCTCGCGTTAAAGACTTCAATAAAAACGCGAATGCCAACAAGTGAATCTCACTTGGAGGCGTCAAACGTGTGAAGAATCGCTTCCCTTCACAACCAGTACAAACAAACAAGTCCATTTTTAGGATTTTCCCTACAACTTCACCAAAAGTTTTATCACTACTTCGCGTGGTTTCGAGAACGTATTTCTTTTCAGAATACGTTACATTTCCTCGGTGAGTACCTTCATGATTAAACACCTTTACACGCAATTGCGTCATCGCGCAGGAAACTCCTTCCCCTCAAATATTGTTGCACGCAACCAATCGTACAACGCAGACAACTTCGAGAAAGACGTTTTCAAGCCACGACCTTCATACAAGTACCACGCGCAGTATTCAGAGAATAGTGCGCGCCGATCTGCCCCCCCCAACATTAACTCGTTAATAGTGCTTGGTAAATCATTAGGAGACAAATCTTTTGTCAATTCCCCGAAAAGAACGTAGTCAACTTCTTTATCCCCGCACGCGTAAACGAGTGCATGCCCAATCGCCAAAGCCAAATTGCGTCCATGCAAGTGGGTAGGCGTCAAACGATTAATAGACGATAGAAATATCGTTAACTTTCCTTCATTGTGTTCATACGAGTAAATCAACTCCGTTTGAGGCGAATTACTTATATCCACCGCCTTCACAGAAGTTGCATGAATTTGTGTAAAACGTTGAAAAGTCTTCCACAATGGAGAAACCTCACTCCAAGTGTACCCACCTGAGTTCACGTAATTAACCCCGAACAGAATTTTAAACACACTACTTTGATCCACAAGAGGAACTTCCGGGGGTGTTTCCCAATTCGCGAGGTATGAACTTTTAACTGGCGTGTTTTCGTACATCTCTTCATCTCTTGCAAGAAAACACGTACACTCTCCACCACAAAGAGTTGTTCCATCACCAGGAAGTGCCGGTAACTTGTTCCATGCGTAAGGTCCACCTTTTTGGAACGTCAAACAAGTCTCACAATCCTCTGGTGCGGCACAAATCCAATGAAGAGGTTCTTTCTTCGAAGCTAGCACCAATGGAACATGTGCAGCAGCTCTTGTGATGCCTACAATCGAATCAATCTTCTTGAGCAAGCGGTCCATTCCTTCTCCTGGGGTAGCACTGTGGGGAGAAAGAAGGAGAGCCCTTCTCACTTCCCCCAATAAATCAACCCCCGCATGAAGAAGAAGACGTTGGAGAAGCTCCTCGACATGCGTACCATCAACAGTACTGTTGATGGTGTTTGGGGGACAATCGAGGAGCTTCGTTACCCTATCCAGTCCAACGTCAGCCGCGGCGTGCAAGGAAATCTTCAAAGCCTTTGCCATTTTCGTTACAGCAAGATCGATAACTTCATTCACATTTGTCCCTCGAGAGAGTGTGGCTTCAGCATTCAACGCGTGTCGCGTGAGCGTGCGACGCAAATCATTACGAATACTTTGCAACTCCCGCAAGAAAGTAAGTTGACGATCACTTAAGTTCTGTGTATGCTTCTTAGACGTTTCATCAATTGGAGAATCAACAATCGCTAACGAACGAGGTTCTGTAGAAGGACGTTTGCCTTGCGAGACAGAAGTCTCACCACGTGCAAGCGCGTGATCGAAAGACATAATGTCTTCCCCACCAGAGAGGCGCACTGTCAAAATGTTACCCTTTTCAACTTCAGGTAAATTCAAAGACGCACGTACGTCATTACGATCGATAACAGCGCGATCAAGTAACTTCTCAGCACGTGCGGGATCTATAACGGTAAACATAAACGCAAACTTCGTCTTCGGGAACATTTCTTGCATTACCCACCGGAACTTGCTTTGAAGCAATCTCACAAGAGGAAATATCATCTCGCGGTAGTTGATATAGTAACTTGTAACATCGCTTCCGGAAGTCTTTTGTGTTCCCCAAGCAGTTGTAGGAATAACGCAGAAAGTACGATAGATGATACGATCAATTGATTGGCGCAACTCGTCCATTTGAACATCACGGTTGTTGCGTTTAAACTCAAGCCAATTGACGCCTGCAGCATTCGCGAGAACCTGTAAACCCAAATCTCCACCTTCGGTAAAGTCATCTTTAGCACGTTGATAGTCTTCCTCGGAAATACGTTCAATGGCAAGAATTCCTCCAGGGATCTCATCGTCACTAAAGGACTTCGCTAAATGCATGATCGAAAATAACATTGCAGCAACTTCATTTACAATGCTATCGATAAGAGGCATTTCTCTCGCGTACGTCGTACGAAAGCGCGAGAAAAACAACATCTCATTCGTGTTGAAGGGAATTACCTTATCCGTATACGGAAGACGTTGCTCATAACGAAGAACCACACCGGAAACGTCCGTAACTTCATAAATCGTCGCAGCATCGCGTGCGTACAATTCTACAATCTTGTTGCTCCCCGCAGCGCGAACAACTTCAATGGCAAACTTATCTATCACCAATAGATCTACAAGTGCGTCATTAAAAACATCAAGAAGTGATTCGCCATTTGTGTTCACACTTTGAAAGAAACTTGTAACACTTGCGTCACTACGAACCTCCGCAGACCAAGGAAGCGAAGTAATCTCCCGACAAACGCGATCAACACAATATCGCACGGTAGATTGCTGTCGATAGATTTCTCTTAAAACACTAGTCGTTAACTTTCCGCGAAACGTATTGGCGAAAAAGGGCAGGACGTTTTGGGTTGTGGCAATAGAAGAAACACCCTTTGGAGACACCGCCGAATCTCTCTTTATAAAAACACCTTGTTGTTTCCGCCACGTATCTTTCTGACGAAAACGCCGAGTGCGTTCTTTCTTTTCTCTTTCGTCTGCACCCATGAAAAAACCCGAGGGGTCTTTTTCATCTTCCCGCGTCACGTCTTTCCCCTTTCGTGCACGTCCTTATTGCGTGCCCAACGTTCCAATTTGAATCCTCCGATGTGTGAAGGATCTAACTCTCTCACAGCAAACTCCCAAGAATCAAAAGAATCAAACCCTTCGTAAGGCATCTCCATCAAGTCGGCAATCAACTCATCACAAAAACCACTGCGAAACTTGAATCCACCAGCACGAAACTTGGGTTGCAAATTCTCCGCGCGCGTCACCTTATCTTGTTGAGTATAGATTAACTTTATCTTTTTCTCATCCAACATACCATTCGAAATACCAAGTAAACCCAACAACTCCAAATACAACGCGAAAGCTTCTTTCATCAAGGATTGAACAGCATTTCCTTCCATAACTACAACTTGCGGTTTCCATTGATCAATCTGCGTAGCAATAATATCAAACTTCTCCCGCAAGGAGCATTTCGTCTTCACAGAGTCCAACACAAAAATCTTCTTGTTGTCTAAACGACGAATTCCAGCAGTCGTTACCGAAAAATGTGCAGCATCACTCGACATTGCCGCCGCCCAGTCAACACCTACAGCAACACGGTCCAACTGTGGGATCTCAGAAAAGCCAGTGCCAATAAAAAAATGCTCGGGATACGTACGATCGTTATAATTATGTGAACACATAAACTGCGTTTTCCAAGGTCGTTCTGGCATACCCTCACGCGTTTTTAACAACTCTTCCGTGGAGACAAATTCCTCAGCAACAGACTTCGTTTCAGTTGGATCCATTGCAGGAATAACCGAGATGTTCCCCGCATACTCAGGATTCTTCATCAACGTCTCTAGAAAGGCTCTAGGATGCAAAAAAACTCCAACATTGTGAAACTCTGTAGGAGGATGCCTCCCCAATACGCGTGCGGGATACACCGTCGTCCAGAAAAAATCGGACGTAGCTGTTCGACGTGCGGGGGACTTGACAGACTTTTCATCCTCAGCATCATCCGCAGTAATAACATCAAAGTGATTCCCCGTCAGGGACGTTCCTACACCTGCAGTCATAACAGTTGGTTCTCGTAAGCGTTTATTCAAACGCGTCCTTACCGTGAATTCGTTGTTGTTCCAAGGATAACCTACCCAGTCACCAAATAAATCTCTAAACTTGCGATTTTCTTCAAAAATCGTCTTTACTTGCGTAGCAAAATGCGACGCCAAAGATGAAACTTGAGACCATAGTAAACAACGCGTATCGTTGTCGCGAATAATCTTATATACAGTGTAACAAATCGTTAACACTTGCGATTTACGCGAACCACGAAAGGCAACTTCTATTGAGCGAGGAGTGTTAACATGCATCTTCAACCAAGGAAGTTGAAACGTAAAGATTTCCGTATCAAGAATTTGTTCGCACAAATACCTAAAGTTTCTACGACACAAATCACGTTGATACGCCTTTACAGCATCATTAACGACATTAGTTGGCGTCGCTGGAGCTTCCAACACTCTCAGGAGATCCGACACAGACAACAACTTCTCCTGTGGAAGCTTCAACCTGTTGAGTTCTTCGTTCATACTCAAAAATCTTCTGCAGGGTTTCTGTTATTCGAACAACATCTCCCTTATGCGACCCCGCGGCGCTTGCTTTTTCACCCCATATTTCAATGCGTTTAGCTAAAAATTCCATCGCAAGAATAGCTTCTTTTATATCCGCTTCAGGCATGCGTTTCGCCAAAACCATCATGCCAACACTCATCAATCCCCACGCGGAATACACAAGTGCAACCTTCTCACTAATGCGTGCAGCAACAACAGGGATTGGATCGTACTGAGTGTCATTTATCCAACCCTTTATCGTGTGTATGGACAAACCTAAAGTCTCCGCAACTTGTTCCGGTTCAACACCTAACGAAATCGCCAACAAACCAATCTCTCTCGAAAGCTTCTTGCTCTCAAGCGTCGCTTCCAAAACACTAGGTTGAATCTCTTCTTCCACAACATATTCGTCCGTCAAGGCTTCCCGCACGTGACGAACGATTTTCTCAGAATTTGCTTCCATTGAATAAATTATACGGAGATACGCCCAACACCCTAACTCCGCGGCCGCCGTATCGGGGAGGAGACATTTGTTGAAGAACTTAACATCAAAAAATATGCTGCTCTTTCAGAACTACGTTTTCCCTCGACTACTACACGTGTCTCAAAAGTGCGTTTGTCAAAAACAACCTTCGAAGAGAGTTCTTCATAATGAAAAAACCAATTCAGGCCAATTGCCTGCGACATCGACAACTTTCCCGATAAACACCTATTACTCGTATAAGTTTCACCTTTTTGAACAACTTCGCGAAAGAACAACTTCGTGGTGGGTTCATCAAGATTAAAAACTCTATCGTGTATCCGTCGCAAAAACTCCAAAACTTCAGAGAGTAACACAATTTTTAGTGAAACTTGTTGTTCAGGATCCCCCGATGGTGACACACGGAACAACACTTCAGCAGAAAATTTAGGGTTTTCCCCCCAAGCACTTTCGACACAAGACGCAGGAACGCAAGCGTACGCCTTGTCCCAGTTACGAGAAAACACCAACCAAGGAATCGTCATTGATACGCATTCGCGTACCGCCTCACGGAAACAATTCGCGAAAAATCCAGTGTTGGGATTCTTGAAGAGATTTAACAAGTTCCAACCCTCAATCTTTTTACATTCAATCGTAATCGGCCACCAATGTGGATCCGAGTAAACGTCCCCTTGCAAATCCTTAAACACGCCGGAATACGGTGTTGGGGAGAATGTGAATTCAGGAAATACTTCTTTCAATTCCTTGCAAACCACGTCTTCGAAACTGCGACCTTTTTCCTTCCTGCCTACAGGCGACACATGCGAAACATGCGTAGACAATTTTTTCGCAAGATCTTTTGGTGTTTCCATTTTCTTATGCTTTCTCTACAACAACCGGTGGTGTGTCATTCGTAAAAGGCGGGCCAGAAACGATTCGCGCATTTACGACTTCCAACAACTTTACAAAAATCGCCTCTGACGTCGTCATCTTTCGCGAGAACTTCTCGTTTTGAAATGAATACCAACCCCCACCCAACGCAATTGCTAAACCAAATTCCTCCGCGGCACAAATCAAAGAGTCAACTTTATCTATGCCCCTATCAAACAAAATCCGGAACTGCGCTTTCTGGAAAGGAGGAGCTAAACGATTCTTTTGCACAGTAGCAACACATTGAATCCCCAAAGGTTCTTTGTCTTGGTCGCGACGTATAATTTGCATGCGTCTTACCTCAAGAATCAACTGTGCGTGAAAACTGATAGGATGTTCACCCATAAACGTCGTCCCAGAACCAAAAGCCAAGTCGATTTTTTCCTTTAGTTGATTCACCAACACTAAAGCAATTTTCTGTGACAATAAATTTCCTTGCAACTTACGCAAACCTTGTGAGATTCTACGTGCATGAATTCCAATATGATAATCTTCCGCACTAGCATTCACTTCGGGGTCGGTTGGCGTAGCCGAAACTGAGTCCCATGCAATCACTACAGGAATACTCTCATCAGTTGCACGAATACGTTTGATAAGTCCATCAATAACGTCAAACGTCTTCTCTACCGTAACGACAGGAAAGTAAATGAGTTCCGAAACGTTCACGCCAATCTTCCCCACAAACTTTTTGTCGTACGCACCTTCAGAATCGAAAATTACAGCAATTCCCCCCATACGTTGAACTTCTGCTAGAATGTGTGCTGCTAACGCAGATTTCCCATGTGACTCTCTTCCCGTGATGGCTGTAATCATTCCACCGGGAATTCCAACATGCCCAATTGCTTTGTCAATCGAGGGAGTCTGTGTACTCACCCAATATGGTACAGAGTTTGCTTCTTCAAAGGTAGAAACTGCCACGTCCTTGTAATCCTTCCGCATGGTGGCGATTAAGGCTTTGATGTCAGGTTTCCCCATTTTGTCCCCCATCATTTGAGAAAAACACCCTTCTTCACAACATTTCCGCACTTAAAATAGTAAACACCCGAAGTAAGCGCCAAACCCTGCATATTTACAGGCTGCCAAATACCTGCGTGTATCTTATTAACCAAGCGCCCATTTACGTCAAAAATATCTACTTCATCAGATGCACGTATGTTGAGAATAGAAGAAAATGGGTTAGGAAAAATCTCCAAAGAAGGCGTCACTGGCGGTACATCCACAGTAGTCGTTCCGGTCCAGCCGGCCAAACATGCCATCATCCACCACGTTGCCTTTGCCTTCTGTTTACAATTTGTCCAAGTAGTATGTGCGACAACCTCACTTAGAGAATACTGTGGATGGCGTGCAGGATAATATACACCATTCAACAAGATCATATAGTATTCCCATTCTTGTGTTGCCGGGTTGAACCAAGAACAATCGAGTTCTTCAAAATCAAAAAGCACCTTATTGTTGGCAATACAATAATCACGAATCTGCTTGTTTCTGAGGGAACGATTCTTCGCCGCACCTTCCGATCGTGCATTACTCGTCTGGTAGACAAATGTTACGTTTGGAAATTCATTCTCAAGAACAGTCATTGAATCAAGATACGCATCAACATATGCTTCAGTTGCACTTGACAATTGAGTACACCATGAAAAACTTGAAACATTTATCCGCGGATTGTGAAGCAGGACAGCACGAGTTAAATTCATACCAGTAGTTGTAGACCAGTATTGTTGGGGTTCGATATATGTTGTTCCCTCGTTGCCGAAGAAGATATTTAAGGCATCGAGTACGTAAGGCAAGTACTTCTTCCCCAACTCTACATTGTAAACAGGCAAAGCTAGTTCAAGAGAGTCCAGTCCATATCGAATTTGCTCACCATCAGAAGTCGTCGCGTAATGCCATTTAATTACACTCTGTGCTGAATCAATCCACAGCATTGGAATTTGATTCAAATACGTACAAGTATGGTCAACAACAAGTAATGCATTTCTAGCATTAGACAAACAAGGCAAAATCATTAATAGGAAAAAAATGCACCAAATCACTCGCATAAATTTTTCTCACTTTCCATACAAATGCTATTAACCCTTAATGGCCAAGAAATAGACCCAAGGCGAACAGCAGCACGAATGCAATGGGGAAGAAAAGCATGAGATTATCGCCCGGTTCATTGTCTCTGTAATACATTTACTCGCAAACCTCCTATCTCGCGCAACAAACCTTAAGGAAACCACTATCCGTTGTGGGTTTTTTCAGTACAAACAACCTCCGAATTCGTACGCGTAGCCGAATTCCCGTCCTGCGGGTGAATATTTAACGTGTAAAAAATATTTCGCAATGTTAACTCCAAAAAACGTGTGACACCTCTATGAAATTCGAAACGCTTTCCAGCAACGAGTAATCGTGGGGGTATACTAACTTGTGAACATCCAAAATGCACCCCATCAAGCCATTCAACTGTCGAGGATAGTGTCGCTTGAGGGTCCTTCTCCTTCACACAAATCTTCAAGGTTATCACAACACCTCTTTGCAAGTTTCCCATTCTTCACCTCCACAGAGACGATTGTGTGTGGAATCACACCCCAACAAGGTAACTCACCACGTGAACGCGAATTGGTAATACATGGAAATGACTCATCAATCAAAGAAAACATTACGCGTCTCACGAAAAAAATCAACTTGCATTTAATGGCAACATCTAACGAAGTGTCGCAAGCAGCACTCTCTGGCAAATCCGCACGCACGCGGTACAAGTCAACTAAAACCTTAATAAGAGGTTCACGTCGGCGCAATTTGACCACACGAAAAAAACTAAAGCCGGGCAATCTGTCTGCAAGTACGAGTCGCAGTCCTGGCAAGTCATCCTTGTAAATAGCTTGTCCTGAAGGACTGCAATAATTAAGTGCCATTCTAAGATTCCCCAAGCGAATAGCTTCGAGAAAACGATTTACAACTTCTCCAGGTTTCAAGAAGGTTTCTTTCTCGTTCAAGTACCCACCACCTTGCCCCACTCATCACTTTCTTTGTCACCATCAAGAAAGGGTATTACCCTATTCGTTTCCATGTCATATATATCGAAAACAATCCCAAGCATCTTACATGTTTCAATTAGAATTGGTCCGTCAAATATCCCGCCCGTCCCACACGTATCCTTCTGGCAATCATGGCACCATATCATGTGTTCAAATTCAGACCACGATATGTTTTCACCGTGGCACAAGTCGCAACGAATTCCAAAAGTCGTTGGCTTACTAACATAATGCCACTTTCGCTTATTCATTAGTTAACACCTCGAATTTCATGAACAACTGGCCGGTACGGTATCCGGTTGGCGTTATTCAAGTGATGCTTCCATGCGCCGAGTATCACTTTCCGACGACAACGTGCCCATATTCCGTTTGTGGTCTACGCATTGTAACCACCCTCAATCGAGTCTGTCCCTACCAGTTGTTCACACGTTACTTCGATACACGCGCGTTTCGTTGCGGTTTAGGGAACATAACTTCTTTGCACTCGGCCTTCTTCCCGCAAGCATCGCAAATCTCGTCACCATCTTTGAACAACCTGCCGAAGCAATCCACGTTCATCTCATCATTTGATGCAGTACTCGCTACAGGTGAACCCAATGCTTGAGAAACGCCAGCAGTTGGAGGTGGCACACTCTTAGTGGGTGCACTTAAAGGCGCCGCACTAGCTGTTGCCCCGGCGCGTGTGCGCGTATTTCCAGCCGTTCCCTCAAAAATCCCCTTTTGCTGTTCGTAATCAAATGTGAAATCCGCGATGATTTCATCCAACGTACGCATCTTCTCAAGAATCGACATATCTTTTAAAGCAGATGGTTCGCGTACGGCACGAACGGTATAATCCGTGTTGATGTCCGTTCCTTGACGCTCGATAACCATGTCGAACCCAGTCTGCGGATTCGTGACATCTCCCCAGTCCGGATCCACAACGAATGCCATAACCCCCTTGAAAATTGTTGAACCCGAAGAAAACACCAAGGGTTTACTAACGTCACCACCGAGATCGATGATGTTGTAATACGCACGATAATTCGCCTGCATGTCTTCAGCAAGTGCTTGCGAATGGGGTGCGCGTGCGGGATCATTTACTGCGCGTAACGCAGCAATCTGCTCACAAATGAAACACCTTTGACCACGACTCTTTGCCAAACACAATACCATTTGTTTAGCAGGCCCAACGTTCCAATGGACGTATACTTCACGATAGTAAACATCCGTCGGTTCCTTGGGAGGCAAAAAACGAACGCGATTTTGCCCCGGCTTGGGAGTGAAATAACTCCCCGTTTGCAATTCGCCGAAGCGCTTCTTAATCTTCTCGAGATCCATCTCGTCCTCCTTCTCTCTCGGCTCGCGGGCGGCTACCGTTAAGCCACTATCAGGTAATGCCGTTTTCATCTGTGGCACCACCACAAGCCGAGAATTCCTTCTTGCGTTACTAAAATTCAAGCCGGTCAATAATAGAATCGAGCGTTTCACTAATAAGCGTTAGTCGCATGTGCATTCCTTTTAGGGTTGCGGCATGATCGACTAAAACTTCTTCCGCTTTGTCCACCGATCCGGAGGGGGGTGGAGGAGGGCAATCACGTATTAATGGCTTCAACCTCTTGAAAAGTTCTGTTGTTTGTTGCTCAATCGTGCCAATAACGGAACTATTCGCACACACCTGCTCTGATACCTGAGTCGCCCTAGTTGCCTTATCCATCTCGTCCTCCTTCACAAGTTAAAACTACTCATCACCACGTAATTGTCCACCAATGGATTGCAACATCTCTTTTTTGATTAACAACAACTCACGCAAATCTTCAAGACTCTTCGTATACTCTTGAGCACTAGAGAATCGCTCATCCAACTCTCGCCAACGCACAGTTGCCTGAATTGCGCGATCCACCTGTTTATCAGAAGGTGCCCAATTCCCAATAGTTAGTTGCCGACGAGATTTCAAGTCGGACTCTCCCTCGTATATTCTCAAGTCACGTTTAGCTTGATTCAACGCGCGCCGTGCAGCCGACAATTCTCCAATCACGGCATAAAATTCTGCTGGGACAACCGCTAACTCGTGAACGAGTTCCGCACGCGTCGAGATTTTTACGTCTGCACGTACGTTCAGTTGCTCGGCAAGAGTTCTTCCTTCAATACCGACCATGGTATGTAGTCTCCTTCCGAGAACGAATGCTTCTCTTCCGCATCTCCCCAACGTGGACCTATTTTCACATCCACGGGAATCGCAAAATCACCTTTGACAGGTATCAACATAAAGCAACGGATCAGTTTAAGAAATATACGGATTTCATCCGGCGGACTCTCGATAAAAATTGAGTCATGAAGACTCATTGTCATTCCGCCTCGCAAACCAAGTTGTTTCCCAACTTTGTCTAACATGATAGTCGAACGTGTGATGCAATCCGAGACCGTTGATGCACATGGGAAGTTTACGGCCTGCCTCTCAATTTCCGACAACTCCCACTCTTCATCACTAATGTGTCCAGGAAATGTTCTCCTTCTTCCAAAGACATTCCGCAATTCCCCCAACGCCTTCGCATGCTCATGTAAATCATCAATCCACCGATTCAAACCCTCATACAATTTGAAGTAGCGTGCAATATACTCTTGCGCTTGTTGTTCTGACACCTTAAATTGTTCTGCAAGTGACTTATAACCTCGTCCGTACAACAAACCGAAATTGATAAACTTTGCAAGATAGCGTTCGTCGTCAGTGATTTCCTCAGGAGGTTTGTTGTACATCGCTGACGCTGAGAGAACATGAATATCTTTCTTGTTTCTAAAACTCTCACACATTGCGTAATCCTGTGACAACCAAGCAGCAACTCTCAATTCGGCTTGGGAGTAGTCCGCCTCCAGTATCTTCCAATCCTTGGGGGCAGTAAACAATAATCTTGCCATCCCCTCAAGAGCCCCCGCTCGAGGTAATGTATGAATGTTGGGTTCCGAACTCGACAAACGTCCATTACGCGTACCATGAATGTTAAAGTTCGAGTGAATTCTTCCATCCGCCCAAACACTTGCCTTCAACCCAGCATCACTCTTGAAGCGAGACAAATCATTTTCGAGCCCTCTCAGTTCAAGCAACAAACGTGGAACGTTTGCTGCTTCACGAAATCTCGTCTTATCGCCACTACAGAAAAAGTCTAAATTCTGATATCTTTCCAAAATCTCCTTGTCTGTACTAGGTGCGCCTGTAGGCGTTTTCTTAATAGTAGGAAAATGCAATTGCTCGAACAAAATTGTGCGCAATTGTTGTACCGAACGGTAATTGAATTTACCCGTCAACTTAAATAACTGTTCGGTTTTATCTTCAATATCACTTGTCAGTTGTTCACTCAAAACATCAAGCAAACTCAAATCAAGCAAAATTCCTCGTGACTCTACATGCACCAAGGCCGTGATCATTGGGACAACAAACTCTTTATAAAAATCGAGCAAATTTTCCTTTTTCAAGCGACGCAAGAAAACCTCACGCAACAACTTGCATGACGCAACATCCTTCGACAAGTACTCCCACAAAACCACATTAGGAACGCGACTATAAGGTACTTTGCTATTTGGCAAGTAAGCCTTCAAGTTATTGTCCCAACGATCGATTCCGAGATATGTTGCAGCACAATAATAAATATCGTGGGGTGAATTCTCATCTAACGTATGATGTGCCAACATGGTGTCAAACTCAATATCCAATTCGACACCCAATTGCGCTAACAAAAACCGAAAATCAAACTTGATGTTGTGCCCAAAGAAACGGTTATTGCTCAAGAACTTCTTGAAGGCAGCGAGTACAATTGCCTTATCTTCAGGCGTCCAATACTCTGTGCAAAGTTTTGTAGTAGCATATCCGTGCAAAGGAAGAATGTAAACCATTTCTTGCAAAGATACCTCCACATCACAAAAACCCGCGCATAAAATCTTATCGCGTCTCCAATGAAACCCTGTCGTTTCTAGATCGAGAGAAAAAATTCTTCCGGTGGTTGTTGCAGCCAATTTCACCATGTCTTCCACCGTTAAAATTCGGTAAATTGGTTGGAACGGCGGGACGGAGGCAGTAATTGGTTGATCCTTAAACGTCAAAAAACGTTCGATATCACACAAAACTGATTCAAGCAAACCCCAATTACGAGAAACGGCTGCGGGGTGGTAAGTACTGCAACACCAACAAACATGTTTTTCACCAGAACGATTTTCAACTTCGAGTTTGTGAACACCTCTACCAGCAGTAATTGTCTTGAAACCTAAAAGCGTCTCCAACGGAATGTGCCCCAAAGTAACAATCAACTTGGGTTTTAACTTCACAATCGTGTCATCCAAATAGGGTTTGCATGCCACCATCTCATGTTTGTTCGGATCGCGATTGTCGGGGGGTTTGCATCTTACTGCATTTTCAAGGCGAACATCCGCGCGCCATAACCCCATAACAGACAACATTTTATCTAAGACTTTCCCTGCTCTCCCCACAAAGGGTTGACCTTGCACCATTTCGTTATAACCTGGTGCTTCTCCTACGAACATTATTTCAGCATGAGGATTTCCAACACCTTCAGTAGGATGGCGAAATTGTGGGGGTAAACCCTTACATAACTCGCATCTTCCACAAAAACTCATGCGACTGGTGACCTTCCAAACACAAACGCCCCACGAGTCAAGCGCAATAACTTTGCAAACACACTATCAAAGGACTCACCCAACCAATAACGCATCACGATAATGTTATAAGCAGCACGATATAGCGCCCCACGATTCAATTCTTCAACTAGCATATCCTTACGAACATTTAATGATGCGTCTTCAGGTAACCCTTGTAGGGGTTCAAACATAATATCAGCAAAACCATATTTGATCGGTTTTGATGTATCCGCAGAAACAATAAAGGGAAATTCCTTGAAGAAACTCACCTCAATTGGGTTGTCTATTCCTAACAAATGCACACTTTCTCCTGACTCGAATCTTAATTGTTGAAGAATTCTTGCGCGAAAAGCCGAACGCAACTCCAAACGTTCCTTGAGTGAAACCCCTTCGGCAGCCTCTTCCCCAATACGAGGAGAAGTAGGTAACGCGAAAAAGTCCGTGTACGAGCGAAAAAAGTGCAAGCACTTCATATATTCGTCCGGTGTACGTCCTTGCAACACCCCAATCAATGATTGACCTTTCCACAACTGCGTCTTCTTTAACAATTGAATAAAATTTCGACCCTTCTCGATTGTCTTATCACATTCGTACAACGTATCCGGAATGATAATTGCACTCGGATCAATTAAGTCAATTGCCTGTAGAATGGACTCGAACGATCCAGAATCCCCTTCCTCATACGTCATACAATCAAGAATCGTGGGGGACCTTTTACGAAAAAACGCTGCGTAATTCGCATCCGACAAAACATATTTCGAAAGAGCAAAACCATAATCCTCTAAGGGTTCAAAAAATTCCAAGCAAGTTAAAGGCACTTCAAACGCCAACTTCACGTTTCACCTCTTTCGAAAAGTCTTGTTAAGATTTCCTTGATGAGTACGTATTTGAAATCTATTAAGCAATGTCTTCCGCGCCCGCGTATCAAGAAACTTAAAACACCTTGTATCTTTCACGCCTTATCTCTATTAATTCCTTTGTGAGTAGTACAAGAAAATCATTTAGGACGAACGTATCTACATTTCCGCATTCGTCAAACAATGTCTTTCCACAACATTCAGCAATCTCGCCAGTAAAACTCTCGTTTTTGAACTTGTCCATGAATTTGGTTGTTACCTTCATCCCACGCCTCCTTACCAATCAACTACAACCTTTTTGATATCCCATCCGCCGTAACGTGCATACAACCAACCCCGTTCTCTCCCCAACAAGTACAACATTTTCGTTTGACGAACATCTTCACGACAATACTCAATTACGCGTGTTTTTTCTCCGGCTTGCCACAATCGTGGGGCATCCTCCCCCTTTTCTTTCTTGTGCCAATCACAAAAGTTCACTTCCAATAAGTGCGCAAGAGAAACACGACGCGTAAGATTCTTCATCAAGTAAGCAAGCATATCAATCGATCCACCGGGGGAAACAAACCCATATTTTCTTAAAACGTTAAAATCGAAAGCCTCCGTGTTAAAACCAATTACTTCTACACGCGAAAGTAAATCAATCAATGCAGGCATTTGATGTTCCAAAAATACCAAATACCTTGTATCATCAAGAGCAGATACCACAGCAACTGAAACCGGCAACAAATCATGCTTCCACCCACCAACGTCATCCGGACTGACGGAAATTTCCAGATCAAAAACCACTTTCTTAAAACCCATTGCCCACGTTTTCTCCTCGGTACAAGCAGCAATCAAGTAAGAGAATGCAATATCCAACAATGTCAATACTTGGATCGTGCAATCCATGTTGAACCCAAGGTTCACGCATTTTCCGAGCGTCTCCCTGCATAGAATTCACAACATGTCGAAATCTATCGATCTTGTCACAAATCGTCGAAATTAAATGAGTTTTGCCCGCCTCAAGATAGGTTTCACCATGCGTCTCATATCGTGCAATAACCAAATCTTGAGCACATTGAATGGGGGGGAAAAGTATTCCAACACGTGTAGCCGTCAAGGCATACGCTTCAAGTGGTAACTGAAAGGGATCGTCAATCTCTTGGGGCAGCAACGTTTCCGCGTCTTTCAACCAAGCCTCAATACTTGCAGCCAAAAGAAATAAACTCCCACATGTTTGCAAAGAATCTTCCGATTCAAGTAAAGTCAATCCACGATCAGGAAAGAAATTCTCTCTAGCCCTCAACAACACATCAGCTACCCCACCAAATGTATAAACACCTACAGTATAACTCAAGCAAACGGGTCGCGTGCGCATTAAACCTGACAAACTAACAACACGCTTTTTTATTCGGTGTGAAAAATTCGTTAAAGCTTCCTTCGTCGTTTCCATAACCTCCTCCAAGAAAAAAAGATGGGGTGGGACCCACGATGGCTCACCCCATCATCAACTCAAGAAGTAATCAAAGAGTTTGCTGTCTAGGCAAGCTTCATAAACCACTTCTTGTCCTCGCGAACGACGGCGTCTGCACCAAGCGTCTCACGTACCTTGGCTACAGTCTCGTAGAAGCGAGTACGGATATTCTTGGCTTCCTTGCCAGGGTGAGCCTCGGCCAACTTGGCGATGATTTCATCTACCGTTAGTTGTCCCTCTCCCTGAATAAGCCAGCGAATTACTCCACCACCGATCGTGTTGTAACGAATACCCGTCTTCTTGCAAATCTCTAACGCCTTTACAGCGATAGGATCCTTCTCGTCAACTACTTCCGTTGTGGCACTCGCGGCAGTCTTGGTTTCCTCTACCATAATATTTGGCACCTCCTTCTGTTTTGTTACAAGTGAATCGGACACATTCGTAACGAATGCAGCGGTTCCTTTCGAACATGCATCCTTTGCGGAACACCTCATACAATCTTCACAAGTAGAATCGAAATACTTCCCAAAACAATCTTCACCACCCGAAACATTATCCACCAAGCGAACACACCTCCTTAAACCCCGAAGGGTGAGGGTGTCCGGCATGCGTCAACCACTGCGAGATGGTTGCCACTCGGAACACCCTCATGTTAAAATCTCCAAAGAAACTTTACGAACTTCTTTCATGTAGTCGCCCACACAAACGTCAGACAAGTGAAGAAACTCAGCAATGTCGATTTGATTTACCGTTACCAGACTTCTTCCCGCCTTACGTTCAAGTACAAACTCCATAAACTCCATAGACGGTCTAACAAGACACATAAAAATTGAACGCGCCTTCTGACTTAATCGTGCCGATATCTCTTCGACGTAAAGATGTTCATCCCCAACGGGTTGTGAAGTCATCCCCATACACAAAGGCGAAATATCTTCGTAAAAAGCAACGCGTTGTCGAACTTTTGCCGAATCCGCCATTTCGCGAAATTCATTTTCGAGACATTGCGTAAACCACGTTCGAAAAGACGCCTTATGCCCCTCAGAGTAAGTTCTCATGGCACGAAGTAATACAATCTTGCCAACTTGAATAAGATCATCAAGTTCTGCACCTAAACTGTACAAACTTGGTTGAAATCTCTTTGCCTGCCACACTATCAAACCTTGCAATTCCTTCAAAGCCTCTTCGAACTTCTTCTCAGAAACTTCATTCTGTTTCACAATCACCTCGCAGATTTACGTGTTCTTTCATTTCGCTTGCCTTCAATAATAATATACGATATGCCAATCCAAAAATCAAGTAAATTTTTTATCGAAATACCTTTTCATCTGTGAGGTAGTAGCAACCCTATTCTTCAGTGTTGCAATAGAATTGCTTCATTCCTTTCTAACAACTTACACTTGAGGAATCGTTAAGTGATCAACCAACTTCGTTGCGATATTCCACGTAAAAGCCTGCTTCCCTGTAAACCATTTATCTGTCTTTTCCCTACACAAAACCCGAACAAGATCACTACGAGTACGAGCATAGTAATACTCTTCCGTCAACTTGTAAACAGTATCCTCAATTTCGCGACGACCCACCAACTCGTGATATTTCACGTGAGCCTCCCCCCAAGAAAATTGGTGCAACAAGAAAATCGTACTGGGAAGTGTAATACGTTCCTTGCCCGCGAGAAAGATCGTCAACGCTGCAGAACAAACTGTTCCAATTCCATAAGTCACAACTTTCTGCGGCATTGCGAGTAAGACCTCAACAAGAGCGCGAGAAATATCAACCTGCCCGCCAGAACTACACACAAATAAATGTACATCCCGCCTACAACGCGAGGTAGCTATTGCTATCAATTCTTTCAAGAGTTGTGCACACGAACTCGCGGAAATGTCATCTGGGACAAAAAGGATGTGTCGTTTCAACAAGTCTTCCACAGGATTCTTATTCAGCAGACGTTTCTTCTTGGAGGTAACTACACGCAACGCTTTTTTTTTCATAGTTTCTTGCCCCCGTGACGTGTGGGACGAGTAAAGTTAAAAGTAGTTTTCACGCGAACTGCATCCGTCAAATCAATCCCGAAGTGTTCTGCTAAATCAGCAACACGAATTATGATATCAGCTAACTCTATTGAAAACCCTTCTGGTTTACCATCGATTCCAAGGGTAAAACCCCTCAATTCCCCCCCACAACGAAATTCTTCAAGCGCTTCCGAGACTTCAGAATGAATTAATGCCAACTTAGTAGGAATCGTATCAAGCGAGTCTTCCCAAAAATGCTTCACCAATGCATGCGTATGAGATACTTGCTGAAGTTCACGCAAAGAAATCAAATCCTCACTCGCAAAATGCTTTTTGAGGTGAGACGTCGCAATCGCTTCGCGATCACTAGCGTTCTTGAAGAAAGCACATCGGAGCATCTGTTCATGATAAAATACTCGCCTATCTAACACGTGTGCAAGAACGTTATCGTTAATACACCTTCCCCATATACATCCTTCACCCAAACGTTCCCATGCAGCACAATTCCCACAAATACGTGTTCTTCCTCTACCCATTTTGCCATCTCTTCACATCTTCACGAGAAAAAACAACGGGAGGCATAAAACGTACAAGTCGCACGCGAACCGTATAATCTACCGGGACATGTGTTGTTGCGGAGACTGCTTCACGAATCTCGAAACCTATATCGCGGAAGTTGTGAAAATCTAATAATGCACTCTTCTTCCGTAACGCTGCACGAAAAAGCATATTCTCAAACAAGTGAGTACAATTCAAGGAATCTGCATCAAACATGAAATAAGAGAAGTTATCTTCCTTGTGTTGCATTTCGCTCCAACGTTTTACGGGTGCAATACAACGATCACGAACTTTTTCGAAAACTCTCTCTACGGCAACTTTGAGGATAACATCCAGTTCGTGTATTTCTTCGTTGGTGTGAGTATGGACATGCCAAGCTATAAAGAAAATACGTAAAATTTTAGGTTTGTCCCAAAAACGTAACGCAACTGACGTAAAGTTATTCGGTGTTTGCACTTCTTGCATTAAACACCCCTTTTTCCGCGACCCCACAATAATCTGTGTTGTTGTGGCAACAAACGTATATCGAATCCACTTTGTTTCACGAAACTCTTCACACGCAAGTCACGCACTATCTGCAACTGCAAGCGTTTTATTTCCGGGATGCTACGCAAACCTTGAGGTTGCAAAATAAAAGGGCACTTTCCAGTACACATAATTTTCTGTAGAGGTTTTAACACTTCAATTACGTGATAAACATCCTCCAGAGAGTCAACCACGAACTTAAACCACACGGGAATATCGTACAAGACATGATAGTTGTTCCAACGAAGGATGGCTTGTTTAACTTTCATGTCCAACCAAAAACCTACTTTAGGAGAAACACCAATACCATCAACTGCGCGTAAGTTGCAAGTTGCGTGGGGAAATAAAATGTGTCCCGCTGTTTCAATACAAACTTGATGCCCCGTATTCAACAAGACTCCACACAAGTAGTCAAGTGACTTTAAATCTTGCTCAAGTGGTTCACCACCAGTTAGTACTACAAAAGGCAAACATCCTTTCTCGATGTCTTCCGGGGGGGTAACGCAACCCGTATGATATCGTGCGGCATATTTTGTGTCACACCAGGGGCAACCCACGGAGCATCCTTCGAATCTCACGAACGTACAAAATCTACCAGCATGAATTCCCTCACCCTGGAAGCTATCGAAAATTTCATTTATGAACAGCGGCATGGCCAAACACCCTTTCTCGCAGCGAAGTTGCTACGAAATTAAACGACTCTTTTATATCATAAGGTTTCGCACAACGCAAAAGAGTTCGCAAGCGTTCTTGAGGCACATCTGTCGGATCACCCTTAATAGGGCACAACATTACGTGAAAATAAGGTAACAATTTCCGACAAACACCAGCTGCCTCTGGTCCGGCATCGCTATCGAGCATGACGTAAACAGTTTCGACTTTGCTACAACGCAATAACGCGATTTGTTTGTCAGAAATGTTATTAGAAAGCAAACCACCAGCAACAAACGGCATATGAATCACATCGAAGGGTCCTTCAACTAAAACTATATGCAAAGAATTCCGACAAACATCAAAGTTATAAATCACACTATCGCGTGAGAGTCCAGACATTATTCGCCAAGAACCCTTTGGTGCTAAATCACGACTAACGAAACCCCGACACCTCCCAAACATTTCAATCGGGAAACCAATCCGTCCGCGATACTTGCCATTAATCCCAAATTGAATATTAAACTCCCACATTTGCTGATAAGATACACCACGATTGTGCAAGTACGTTCGTGCTATCTCATTCCAAGCGGCTTTCATAAAACCCAACTTTTCAAGATCAACACTTTGAGGTAAAGTAAATTTATCCAAGTCCGTCTCCTCGAGACGCGGGCGCAACAAAGGATTTTCAACAAATCCCAACTGCTTCGCCCGCATCAACGCGGGTGGGCGAGGGAGACCTTCGATAACTTGAATAACTGTAGTCATACTCCACCGACTACGGCACTTATAACAATACCCCAAACCTATCTGTGTGTTAAACCATAAGTGAGAACGTACGTCACCACAATTACGCTTCAAGCAATTTATAGAAACTTCTTCACCAGTTTGCGTATGAAATCCTGGGAGAGTTTCTAAATACTCATGCATCGTCCTAGCCGCCCCACGCGAAAAGTTTGACATCAAACTATCCCCTATTCGCAAAAGACGCGGTATTCACATCAATTTTGTAAAATAACATGCGATTGTAGTCCTGTCGAATCTCAAAGGTCATTCCACCAGCGGACTTTCGGCTTTTGTTTAAAGTTAAACGCATAATGTGATCTTGTCTCTCCTGTTCGTTCTGCGACATTCCAACGATAACATCCGCTTTTCGCGCCTTCTCGTAAGAATCCGCGATATGAATTAAATCTACTTGCTCCACTTTTCGGCTTTCTCGAGAAGCTTGTGAAGCCGTCCAAACAGGAACATGAAACTCTTGAGCGAGACCTTTCAATTGCTCATATACCGCACCAATCGTGCGGTACAAATCGTCGTAATCCTTCGTAGGTTTCATTACGTCTGCGTAATCGACTACGACCAACCCCGGAACAAAATCCAAACTATACAAATGTTCTTTCAATTGTGCCACAGTGGCGCCACCCATAGGAAACTCTTTTATTAACAATTTGCCCGCGCAAAGACGCATATGATTCCGGAATGCTCTCAACTTCGCACGAGAAAAACGCAACTGTTGCGGGGGAACACCAATAAAACTTGAAGATAAACGCACCACCAATTGCTCATGCGACATTTCGAACGTGTACATCACAACGTTCTTGCGAAAATACACTCCCGCCTTCGCGCAGTGAATCAATGCATGAGTTTTCCCCATCCCAGTATCACCTAACCACACACCCAATTCGCCCGGCAACAAACCCCAACCAATTCTCGCATCCAATGGAGGAATCAGTGTCGGGACGGCATTAACAATATCTTCTTCAAACTCAGGTTCATGATCAAAGAAATCAATCCCAAATTCGCGGTGGGTTCCTACTAGAAAGGCTTTTTGTAGAATACTCTGAAAGTCTTCTACTTCGCCTACAGTTAACAAACGATTATTCTCCTCAATAGCTCTAACAATCGCTTGAACGCGAGCAAATATCGAGATTTGTTGTTCGACAAAGACAATATCTTCCAAATTCTCTTTATCCAATTCGTCCAACAAAGAACTTATACCCTCAATAGTTCCAGAAGCCTGCCCCGCATTGGTTAACACTTGCAAGATTGACGTCTTCGAGGGAAGAACAGTATGCTCATTCCAAAAAGTCGTCAACACTGTAGACAAAAGTGAATACGTTGCCGCGTCAAACATCCCTTCTGACACCAAAGTACAATTTTGTTGCATAAATACAGGAAGACGATAAAGACACGCTAAAATTTTGCGTTGAAAATCCAGTGTAAATTCCACACACACCTCACGTATTCGTCCAAAAAACCTTATCAATAAAGTGTAAAATTTCTGCTTCCGTCACCTGAGGAAGAAATGTGTTCGAGGCAATTTTTTCACGAGTTTCTGCAACGAATACATCCACTTGAACTTCTTTGGAAGAAGGCGAAAAAATCACATCCGCGTAACACCCCGGTGCACAATGAGTGTACAAACATAATCCAAAATCCCCTTCGCGCAAAACTAATTCCTTCGCAAGTGAAAGCGAATTTAACTTGTTGAACGTTTTCCTCATTAACTCGACAATTGCCAACAATTCCCCCAGTGCCTTCTTCTCTGCATAATCGACAGAATTTCCACGCGCTATAAACTGCTTACAAGTCGTTTCATCTCGCGGTAACTTACTCATAATCAACTCCCACGTGAAGTTTTTGTAAAAATTCCCCGAGCATTCGCACGCAACTTCGGTTGAGTGCTTAGAACTAACTCGTGTATTCCTGTTACACCTTGTTGCGCATGAAAAGTCAACAATGTTTGCGAAGGGATTCCTCCTTCAGTCAAACGTTCAATCGCAAACTGAGACGTCCCCCGCATACTACCATTTATAAACATTTTACCATAAGTGAAAGGTAATGTCGCGGGTTGGTGAAAGTGCCCAATCATTACGTAATCCAAAAATACACGAAAAAGTCCACTTAAACGCCGAGCCATTCTATCCAGTCCGTAAAAGGGCAAAGAAACATACCGTTGTACATTATCTCCGTGATGCAAGTAAAAATGCTTCTCTCCTTCGCGAAAGATCATAAAGGGCGTTTCCGAAACGTAAATTCTCAAATTAGATTGCTTCTCCCTAAACAAGTTTTGCAAGAAACGATAAAAAACATAATCCCAATTCACGCGTGTTGGGTGTTCTTTACCAAGTCTTCCATGATTGCCCCAAACACAAAACAACTCTACCACCTCGAACTCCGCACAAAGTTTCAACAAAAACTGATGCCACAATTCAAGTCCTGAAAATACTTGATCGACAACCACACGATCCACTTCGTAAGCTTGCGTCGCGTAAATATTGGCACCTTCCACAACGTCACCCAATACCGGAAGAATAATCTTTCTCACAACCGAATGAGAACTGTGAAGGGATTTGAAAAGCAAAACACGATCGAGTAGTGTATCCAAACGCTTTTGATATACACCAAAGTTATATACTTCCAAACCCGCCGTATCCGGTGAAGACACGAAACTTCCTATATGATGATCAGACATCAACAGAAAAAACACCAACTCCGATCCCGCACGAACTGCCCGAGGATGTGGCGGATCTACTGTCGCAAACTTCGCCGCGCATAAACGTTCTTCAACTGCAGCAATCAAACGATTCGCCGACCCACGTTCTTTCAACAATTGTTTCAACACAGATGAATAAAAGCGATTCTCCCCAGATATTGCCTCAATCGCATCCTGATTCTCCATCAAGGCTTCCACTATCATCCCCGCGAAAGAGGTAAAGTGCTTCCTGATGGTATTTCTGTCCGTTGTAGCGAACCGTTCAAACCGTTCTTGATTTATCTTGAATGCGGCACCTCTACAAGTTCTTACGAACTCAACCGCCTTCGTTAAAAGTCGTTCACGTGCATCAACATTCGAAGGAATTCCTCCACGTTTTCTCACTTATTTACCTCACGGGTAAAGTTGAAATTCGCACGCCACCGGGTTCACAAATTAACGCGTTGCCAAGCATAGATGCTAAAGTTCTGTCTTGCGTTATCACGAACGTATGACGGCGATTTGTTAAATCATGAGCAAGACGCAACAATCTATAATATTTTACGCGATTCTCGTGGGAAAGACTCCCGTCAAATTCATCGATAAACGCAGTAGCGAACGGCGCAACTGCCCGGCGACAATGCACAATTTGTACAGCTACAGCGATAGCCGCTTCAACCCAAACCGCTTCTCCTCCAGAAAGCCATTGTAAGGGTGTTACGACCCCATCCCCATGGGAAACTTGCACAGAAAAATCTTCCGCAAGAGAACCATCACGATTCCTTTTCAGTGTAGTCAACCATAAACGATAACCAAACTCTTCTAGCAACGTATTCGCAATCGAGGCAAATTCTTCCCCCGCCGCATCCAATTCAAGTGCCGGAATACCGTTTTTCCCACAAGCGTCCTTCAAAGACAAAACATCCAAAAGTCGCGCGTGTGCCAATATCAACGCCTTGTTGAAATCGCGTACTTCTTGGTTCAAACGTTCAATTTCCAAAGTACCATCGAAAAACAAATCAAGTTCTTTACGTAATCTCGTGAAAATTTGTGAGGTTTCGGACAATTCCATTCGCGCACTAGACAGAACTGTGAAGTCCTCACGCAAGGACTCAACGCGTTCGTTCAAAGTCGTCAACTTAAGTATAAGTTCACATTGCTTAGATTGTGCCTCTTCAAAAAACTTTTGGCCAGACGATATGCGTTCCCGCACTTGCGTCAAACGCGCTTGCTTGTCCTGAGTTGATTTTAAAAGTGAGACCGTTGTCAAATAAGTATTCCAGCGGTCGCGTTCTTTTAGTAAGGCATCAATCTTCTCTGTCGTTTCCTTCCATGTTTCTTCCAAGGAAGCCTTCGAACCTTCTACAAGAAACTTCTCCAACAACGGACAAGCATCTGCATACGTCGTCCGAACACATGGTACACTCTCTGCAATCGCAGCATTCGCTAAACGGTCGCGCAATTGTGCTTGTAACGTTTGTAATCGCGACAATTCATCCAAAGAAACACGCACTCCACGAAGAGCATCTTCCGTCCAAAGTTCAAGTTCCCCAACACTAAGTATCTGCGAAAGCAAGACGTTCTCTTCGTTCGACAAACTCAATAAAGTTTCTCTGTAGTAATTTACTCGCGTATCTATAGAAATCTTTTCTGCAATCGTCTCACTCAAACTACGTTGTAATTCTTCAAGTAATGTAGAATTCTTCTCTAGGTTGTTCACTACACTTTGGCGTTTGTGTAACGCATCCGCCGTATCTAAAAACACGCGAGAAGTTGCACTCTTTGCTGGGTGAACGTTATACGTTGGCAATTGTGCGATTTTGTTGCTTAAACGATCACGTGTACTTGCAATCGCTCCATCCAGCAACGAAATGTACGTTGTCAACAACCCTTGTAAATTCCCCAAGTCTTCGAACCACTTCAAATACTTGCGTAAATCATAAAGATGAAAGAATAACTCCTTGCGCGTTCCACGTTCCATCTGCCCAAAAAGTACACGCTTTTGCGCGCAAAAAACTCCTGCGAGAAACACTTCAAGGGGCCCAAGAAGTTTCTCGAGTCTCTCCTCATACTCTCGATATGATTTTGTTAACGATTCACCATCACACGACAATTCTACATCATGTTTTCCTTTTTCCGAAACACGTATAATCGAGCGATAAGTTTTTGCACCAACCGTAAACTCCAAATCGCGTACACCTTCACCTATTACGTGTTCTGACAATTTCCCAACCCGCGAAGGTAACGTCACGTATGGTTGACAATTGTCCATGATGGTTGTTTTTCCACAACCATTTTCACCCACAATTGCACACAACCCTTCAGGGATTTCGTCAAAGTTAATCTTCAATTCGTTAACGTTCATCAAACCGTATTTGAGGCCCTTAAAACCACTCAAATACAACTTACGGAGTCGCATCTGGTCCCTCCGGGGGAAAACGTTTAAGCAATTCGAACACGTCATATAAAACGACAGGAATGCCGTGGGCGTTTGCGAATGCTATTTCTTGTTGAACGCCAACGGAATCTTTACTATCGAGCATTACGAAAAGAATGTCAGAGACTTCCAACCACGCCAAGCCGTTTTCGTATAGCATCTCTAAAGTACACATCTCCCCTTCAGGAGACATCAAATTAAAATGATAGTCCATCCAAGGAGAATACACAGCATACCCTAAATGCAAAAGTTTCGCGGACATTTGCATCCCCAAACGCATATTTTCAAACACCCCGAGAACGCTATTAGCAGAATATTTTCCTGCAACATATACACACAACATAGGATATTTCCTCCGCAAAAATGTATTTTCTCTCATTTCGACACATAAATGTTGCACAAATCACGAAAACGTTCATTAATGTCTAAACCAAAGCCATATAAGTATCCCGCTGGCAATGTAAACCCGGTGTAATCTAACTTTAAATCGTGGTTATCTTGCCTAGAAACCAGCGCAGCAATCTCAATTGAAGCAGGTTTGCAAACTCCACAAATACTTTTTAACAAATGCTTCAATGTGAGTCCTTCGTCTACAATATCCTCCACAATGATCACAATCTTCCCTTCCAACACGGTTGCGGGTGAAAAAAGAAAACATTCATCCCTTCCACCACGCAATTCTCGAACAAAGTGGTAATTGTACCCAACTCCACAATCCACCAATTCTACTAACAAGAACGCAAAGAATGGTAACGCACCCTTCAATACTACCACGAACTCAACCTCTTGACCATTATGCCGAGAATCAATTTCGCGTGCAATCCGAAAAATTGCTTTACGAATTTGCGCATGGGTTAAGACGGGTTCGCAATTATTCAATGCCTCTCTCTCACTTCGTTCTGTCAACGGACATCCCTCCTGCAACAACACTTCTCAAAATATTTTAGCTTTTTTCAATCGCGTTTAACTTTCTTTCGAATTACAGCTTCACCAAAAAGTTTTTCACAAACACTCCCGGGCACTAGTTGTTTTTCCATAGAAGCAATCTCACACGCAAGAAGGTTTTCACCTTGCAACGCTTGTAACAATTCCAAAACATGTGGAGTCAATTCACGTTGCGTAGAAGCAAAATACATACGGAATTTCTCATCTTCCGGGACAAGTGCAATCTCTCTCATGCGTGTAGCAATGTGTTGGGAGTACACCAGTGTCAATTGAACCTCTACCGCCCCCAACTCTAATGCCCTTAATCGAAGCGTTTGTGATTCGGTTTTCCCCCAACAACTTGGTGATGAAATTACGGTAACAAAAAAGCGTGCGCCTTTGATAAAAGGACGAACGCGTTCAAAACATTGTTCTAAAGAGCATGTCGTAAGATCAAATTCTTCTTTCAAAATTGGGACGGCGAAAGTTGGATACGCGGTGATGCGTCTCGCGAATAAACCCCCCGATTCAGCAATTATTTGTGACTGCACTGATGTCACATCACAAGCAGGCGTCCCTATATGAGGATCGAGTTCCGTGCAAAACTCCCAAAGAAAGAATGTTTTCTCTTCTAACTCCCCTGATGTTAGCTGAATTAGCGAGCCCGAATAGGCAATCGGAATTATTTGCAACGGTGGCGTATAGACACACGGGGATGTGGGAGATTCAGAATGACTCTCTAGATTTTCCAATCGAAGTGTTTTTCGAGAAATGGCATGTACTTGAGGTTTATGAATGTGACCTAGCATAGCGGCAGCGAAATCCTTAAAGTGTTCAGGAAGTAATACCTCGGTCGTGGGGGGCAAGATCCCCGCCGATAAATTTGCCCCCCAGAGATGGTGATGTGCAACAGCGATTGTACGTGCTTTATGTTTAACCTTGTCGAAAAACTCAATTGCTTCAGCGTAAGGTGTATTGCCTGGGCAGCAAGCGAAATAAATTTCTCCACGTGAAGGATTTGAAGGATCACCAAAGTTGACCATCGTGGGGTAGTCAACAATTATTGCTTGTGGTAAACTTCTGAGAAAACCCAATGATCCTGCGACGTCGTGGTTGGGGGTGCCATATAACACAACAAGACGTTTGTTAAAGAACAAAGACGTCAACAACTCCATAACGCCTTCGAATGGGAGTTCGTTATTAGGCACGAGATGTTCCCACAAATCACCCGCAAATACAATGACATCACTTTCCTCTACACGCGGACGAACCTGTTCATCTATGATTTTGTAAAGTTCATCGTAATTACGCCGCGAAAAATGAAGGTCGGAAAGGTGCAAGACCTTCCACGAGTTGTTCATTGAACACCTCCAACACAATGATTAGACAACGCTGGTTGCCACATAACTAAATATTTTTCAACTACAGATGTAGCAATCATTGACTTATCTATAATGACATTCTTCGGATGTATATAAACATACGCACCCCAACACACATCGCTAAAAACGGATAGTTTTTTTCCTTCGCGCTTTGCCTCTCGTCGGAGATCTTGCAAACGACAAAAATTACAATTGCACTTTATTGACATTTTGCCCTCACAATCACCCACAACAACTGTAAAAAAATCCAAGCAAATACACCAACGCAAACCTTCAAAAACGTCACTTCAAGAAATCCTGCAGAAAGCATAAAAATTCTCAAAGCAACACACATAAAAATCGACACCACCATATTCGACATCATAAACAACATGAACTCATTTTGGGGTGTTTGCATTCACACATCCTTGACGTTCAGGAATTACTTTCTGAAGAATTGTCAATTGATTTGCCTTCATGCACTCGTCGCAGACTTTCGCGGACACTTTCGATATGTTCGACATAACAACTCAATTCGTCACGCGAAAGTTCACGAGTCTCTTTCAACAAAGAATCAATCAAGGCAGTCAACAATTGTAAACGCTCCCCAACACCAACATGTTTTAACAACTCTCCGGGAGTCTCACTTAACTTTTGATCGAGTTCCACCATCATTCGTAAAATATCTTTCCCTGTAAAGGATTGATTCTCCGCCAACAACATTCGACGACGCAATCCTTCCCAGTTACGATTTTGCATCAAGAATCGCTCCTTCGTGAACGAGTATCCATTCATCAGACTTCTTCCGAATAACACGCGTGAGAACACGTTTTATTATTACCTTCCCTGTCGCAAGTGAAAATGTCCAAATTTCAAGATAGTTTGTCCTTTCCCGCATCAACAAACTTACAGTTACCTCATCCAATCGCAGACCTCCCAAAGCCTACCTAAATCCCATAGGATTAAGGTTTACGTCGTGGGACGGTAGAAACCAACGTCACCCACAAAAAAACTCAAGAAAAAAATCCTTTGGAATCAAAACCACCCAGCCAATATAATCCCGAAGAAGTTGTACGCAATATCGTGCAACGAAACTTTCGCAACTTTTACGTATACTTGATAAATCTCTACAAAGATTCCACATCCAAAGACGAGTACCCCCGCAGGAAAATAAATAACATCTAATCTATAAAGTATATGCATAAAAAGAAAACACATACCCATATGCGACAACTTGTCATCCTTCAACGCAAATGAATCTTTTTCAAACTCCCACACAAACAACCTCCTATACTAATAATATACGTTTTGTTCAAACAAATCTCGCGTATGTATTAATAAATTTATCCTTCAACAACCGCAAACCACACAACCACTCGGGAGAACAATCTTGCAAGAAGGCCTCTGAAGATAATTTCAATTCACTTTCGGGTTCTACACAAAGTACACGCATCAACGTAACTAAAACCGCATCGTTAAGAAACTTGTCCCAATTGCTCTCATCGCACACGAATGCACGTACGTCTACAACATCGTCAAATACATGAAGTTGTTCTATTAAGGCTTCATTTACAGTCATCTCGCGTGCGCGAGATATATTCTCTACGGATTTGTTGAAGGAAAAACGCGCATTCAAGTAAATTTGTTGTGCAACTCTGCCAATCAACATTTCCGGGAAGACAATTTTTTTAAACACATGAAAAGAAGCCATCACAAAACTTCGGTAGTTTGCCCCCACCACATCAGCATTTTGACGAGCTTTTTCGAATATTTCAAAACGCGGATGCTGAAGTGGATCACGCATGCAATAATACGAATCGTCTCCAAACGCATGGCGCACTTCTTGATACGCGCGCATAAAGTCGATTGTGCGTAAATTTTCATTTCGCAACATGCACCAACAACCTCTTTAACATATTGGCTTCCTCTAAACAACCTATCCAAAAATCAACGGGTTCGTCATCGCATAATATCAATGTTGTGGGTAAACTCCTCACACCAAACTTATGCGATATTTCCGGGTGCAAAAACACATCAACAACTTCCAAAGGCAGTGACAATTCCGTTGCGACACGTTGTATAATTGGCAAAGAAATTCTACAAGCATTGCACCCGGGACCCATGAAGTACATCAACTTTAAAAACACAACAGAATTCTCCCTTCAAACTTACTACGGGTTAATCATTTCGAGTGTATCACAAGTTGGTTTTTGATAAGATCCCGCGAACCACACCAAATCTGTTAGCGTGTAAGGCTTTCTAGCGAGAAAAACCAAGTCGGAAAGGTTTAAAAAACACAACGGTTTGTACACATCGTAGTGCGAGCACGATCCCAAAACTTTCTCGCGTGTAGGTGACAGTGTCCACGAAATTTCCCAATACGGATTTGTTGTCCACACCCACAATTGCGTGTATTTCACGTGAGGAATCGTAACAGAATCTACACGTTCAATTAAAGCAGGTTGAGTTGCACCTTGTGTAAAATTAACCGTCATGATACTTACAAGTGATGAAAATGGTGATTGAGATCCGTGTGCGGGAACCCACTCAGCCTTCGCTGCATAATAGTGTCTTCTCCCATTCAATAATTTTACAGGATAGGTATAACGTTTCGAAGGGAGACAACTATCAACCACTCCAATAACGTTCATCTTTAGTGTGTCGGGTTGGAGAGCTGAATAAAGAAACGTTTTAGTTAATCCACTAACTGAACCAAAGAAAACAAGATGTGCATCTACGGTATCGACTTGTGCCAAAACTGCAGCGGGGACGCGTTTAGCAAACGCTTCTGGATCGTACAAGAAGTCTTCAAAAGCAATTGCCAACGAAGTATCCGGTGTAAAAATTGCCGTTATGGTATCCTCAAGTGCAATTGCGACAGGCAGGTTTTGTTTCAAAATACCGCACCCCAAAAATGCAAGCAAACCCCACAATAACGTAAACAACATCAAACAATTCCTTCTCATCGAGGTATCCTCCTTCGGGGGTAACGCTTTACATGTTTCGTAACAAAACATTCACGCGTAGCAACCCCACCACACCCCCAACCACATTTTTGCGCAATTTCTTTCGTAAGTGTATCCGGGAAACCTTTTCGTGTTCCACAAATTTCACAATAAAAAAACCTTCGTCGGATAATCCAATCAAATACGTTATACTGACCCGGTTCCAACCAATTACGTTGTATGCCAATTTGCTGTGGGAGCAACCCGAAAGCGCGTGCAATCATTTCACTTCCTCCAAATGTACTTGAAATCCCAATTCCTCTATCGCGTGCTTCCGGTGGTTGGCTTGCTTTTGTAACAAACGTGTTTGATCATTAAAATCAAAATACTTGAAGTATGTCTTCCCTTCCCTCAAGCGCATCCCCCGACCAAGCAGTTGTTCGGTCTGAATTCGAGACTCCCCACCAGCGGCATTAATCACAACATCAATTGCAGGAATATCCACTCCTTCACCCAAAACTGTGGATATAATCGCGCGCGTTCTTCCTTCACGAAAATCACGTAAAGTCTCCCGTCGATCGTTACTATCACTTTGCCCTGAGACAAAGGGAAATTCACTCATTGCACTTAGAGTAACGCCGTGTTCGATTCTTCGCACACGAATCAAAACTTGCTCCCCAGCTTCAACCGCCTTTCTAGTAACGTTCAAAATCTGACGATTTCTTATATCATTGTGAACAATAAATTGATCTTCAATTTCCGCAAAAGACATATCGGAAGCGTGATTTCGTTTTACGTTAAAGAAAACGCACGTGGGTGGAACGACAAAACCCAATTCAACAAGTTCCTTTGCAGAAATCCGAAAAAGACACTCCCCTGTTGCACCAACTAACATTATGTCACGACCGTCACCGCGTTTCGTGGGAGTTGCCGAAAAACCAAATCTCCACGTAGCCGGACAATGCATCACCACGCGATACCAAGAATCCGCAGCTTCATGATGACATTCATCTGAAACGCAACAATGAAAAAAACTCAAGTATTGCGACAAGGCAGTCGTAATACTACCACGTGCACGCAAACCCATTGTTGGAATCATACCCACTACAACAGGGAATTGTGTGGGGTCACAAAAATTCTTTGATTGAATTTTGCCTACACGCACGTCATTCCGCATATCGAATCGCTCGATTAATTGTTCAAAAATTTCTTGAGCATGTGTTAAAACGAGTACACGCAAACCATATTGGTTTAGAATCTTAGAAATTGCACAAATAATTTCAGTCTTTCCGGAACCCGGTGGAGATTCTACAAAACCCCGTTGTTGGTTTATACAATTCGTAATAGCTTCAATCTGATAAGGGCGCAATTCAATTCCACGAAGTCGTAACGCTTCTCGCGAGAAAGGACTTAAACGCGGGCGACGTATTTCCGATGTGATTGCAACCGAGAAACCATTCGCTTCCAAATGCACTTTTACACGAGAAGTTAATCCAGCGGGGAACCGTTTGAAACCCTTGTGGTAAAGATGTTTCTTCCCATCCCATAAACGCATACGATAAACTTCGGCATACCAATGCCCCTCTACCAGAAAGGAAGATGCTTCATCTACCAATTCAATTATTCTTGCTGAACCGTTGGGATTGACTGCGTCAACGCGCGTCCAAATACTTCCAACGGATAGGATTGCATCTGACATTGCAACCTCACCATTGCTAACAATTCTTGAAAGTCTTTGCTGACAACAATTCGTTTTTGGGCAACAACCCAAGTTTCACAATCTTTCCACAAACCTTCAGGAACAAACTTGTAATCAACGGGGTCGATCGCGTGATTCATCGCAAAAGCTCTTTGTCTCATGTAACAAGGACCACACGATCCACAATGTTGTTTTGCACTATTGTAACAACTCCATGTATGTTGAAGAGGCGCATCAAGACCAATTCCCAACTTCACGATCTCGTGCTTCATCAAATTTGCAACCGGTAATTGCAATCGAATGTTGATGTAAGCACGCACTGCAAAGGGAACAACTTTGCGTAAAGCTCGTATAAAAGCTTGTTCGTTATCGGGATACGCACCCGCTTCCTCCAAATTGATTCCGGAAATTAACTCTCCACCACCTAACGTTTCCAAGTAAGCCAACCCCATCGCGTACAATACAAGATTTCGTGCAGGGACCCATTCGAAGGCAAATTCCGCTCCACTCTCGCCAGCATTACGATGCGAGTAATCGGTGACGTTGTCATCTAAGATCGGAGAATGCCCCCATTCCTTGAAGAAAGGAACACACGCGGTCACATAAGGAACTCCTAAAGTGTTGGCAACACGTTCTATAGCAGAAATTTCACTTGTTTCTGCATTACATTTGTATAATGCATGAAACAAGTGTACGTTAAAGATTCTTCGTGAATCCTTTACATATAAAGTGGCGGCTGTTACTGAGTCCAAACCTCCACTGCAAATGACAACGACAGGGCGAGGTTTAAGAGACATCAAATCTTCTTGTGTGCAAGGTAACAAAGATTCTTCCGTCCACAAATCACATGATTCAACTTCTCTTTTAGCAGTTAAGCGCATCCACGAATATGGAGAAACTTGTTCTGCTGCAGAACGTTCGCTAAAAATTGAGTATGTATGCGGGATCGAAGTGACAAACGTCGTATCAAGTTGTCGATCGCGAATCAAAAACAACGGTTTATAGTTTGTACCAACGTAAAGTGCCTCAGGATCTGCCTTATGCAAGAAAGTAATTGCAAAACTCCCCTTTACAGTATTCGTGAATAAATTCCACAACTCACCCAAGTGTCTATGCGCATTCGGTGACCAATTCGATTGCAATACTCGGGGGAGAACTTGAGAATCCACACTACCGACAGGTAAACCCAACGTTGCGTACAAATCCTTATCGTTCGCGATCGTACCATTATGCGCAAGATCAATATCACCAAACGAAAACGGTTGTACCGTTTCAAGAGTTTTCTCTTTGATCCATTCTGTTGTGGGTTCTGCACGATTATTAAAAATGCCTGCAACAAGTTTTGCTTTAGGCGATGTAGTTAAAAATTCCCGAATGCCCTTCCACATTTTGTTTTCAAGTTCTTCAGAAGTCGCACAACCAATTCCCTTTGACACCAACTTATGGAATGCTTCCCCGTCCTTCCACAACAAGACACTCCCCCATGCATCTCTTCCGCGTTCAGTCCCTTCTAAAATCAAAGAATCGAATCTAGACAAAATCCGCTGAATTCTTGAAGCATTCGCAAGATTAAATTCGTGTACAATAAAACCTCCAACCGAACACATTTAGTTAACCTCCTCAATTTCCCGGCATGGTTCGCAACACATTAAAGAATTCTTGTTTCGCGGTATCTTCTGCAGCAAAAATACCACGAACTGAAGAAGTCAACATCTTCGAATTTGTCTTCGCCCCGCGTGAACACATACATGTATGCGTGCCCTGAACCATAACAATAACCCCACGTGCGTCTAAAGCTTTAAAGAATTCGTCTGCAACCTGGTCCGTAAAGGCTTCTTGTGTGACAGGTTGGGCAGCAATAACGCGAACAGCTCGCGCGAATTTCGATGCACCTAGGACAAACTCCCGCGGAATATACCCTATCACTACCTCATACAAAACCGGAAGAAGGTGATGCGGACACACAGAACTCGCCTGTAAATCACGGTATATAACCATACCCGACGAGTTAGTCGAGAAACGTCTCGTAAATAATTCATGTAATTCCGCCAATCTTACATCGTCATGTGTAAACTCAAGTAATTCCGCGAAAGCTTTCGTCACACGCTCTGGTGTTTCAACAAAGTGCTGCCCTACCAAACCGAAATCATCAAGCATCTTTCGTACAGCAATTGGTAGTAACCGCTTCCAGTACAATCTTGCAAAAAGTTCTTCTTCTGCTTCGCAACACTCTACATCATCTTTTTCTTCCACTACACCACTCCTTCTTGCAAAAAGGGTAACACACACGCGTGCGTCCATCGCGACAAATCGACAGGGGAAACGATTACACCATAAGCTTTGCCACGAGCTTCAATCATATTTCCTACCCCATCGGCAACACCCACGTGAATCTTCCCCACAAAGTGGTCACGTTTACCATGAATAAAACCAAACGCACCTTTTGTATCCAACAAACGTTCCTTCGGAATAACTCTACCGTTTTTCACACAAAACTCAAATTGATTGTTCGCCCCATCCGGGATATCAATGTCGAACTGCTTTAAAGACCACTCAATCAATTCACTACAATCGAATGCTGACGGATTGGGATCCGTCGCGGAAATTTCAATGCCAAAATTGTAAGGTTTTCCTACTTGACGATGCAACAACGTAATCCACCAATTCAAACGACACCCTACGCCGTAATATGTTTGCATATAACTTTGCAAGAGTGACACAAGTGCCTTACTCAAGTTATTATCCAAGGGTGAATGCAACACTTCTTCAATTATACCCGTCTTGCATAGTTCATGCATTGCAAACGTTGTACAAAACTCTGTCCTTGGGCCACAAATCCCATCAATTTTGCCAATGGGTAAACCCAAGGAACGCAATGTTATTTGCAAGGACTCAAGACATTCCTTTATCATGGAGTTATACAACCTTCCACATAGCGCTTCATCGTATCAACACAACAAGCACATTCTGCACCCGCACGAATAGTTACGCAAGAATCAACAGACTCCCACAATTCAACACACAAACGTTGAATTGTTAGTGTCGGATCAACACGCGTAATCGCGTTATAACAATCACTCCAAATTGTACACGCAAGTGTTTCTGCAGTTGGGCGAAAGGGAAACGGGAAGGAAGCATTAAGATGTGTATGGTCATATTTGCGGAAACAACTCTTTATCAACTTGAAATCAATCAACAATCCTTCTAATTCTCGAAATAACTGCTCCATCACGAAAACTGATACAAGAATCCTCACCTTCCATGTATGACCATGCAAGAACTTACAAGGACCATCATAATTTGGTAAAGAATGTGCCGCATCGAAAGAACCTTCAACAACATATTCAAAAGTAGGCACGAATCACCTCCATAAAGAAAAGAACTTCAATCCTTCAAAAAATTATACGGAATGGTCCCGTGTCTTCACACATCAAAAACGTGAAGCAACAAAAAAGATTCCGATTGTAGACACAACTCCCCACATGTAAACGAAATACGCATTCGAAAACCAAGGGTGTTGCTCAACCACAGCATCTAAACGCATTTGCCACAAAGTATCCCGGAAGGCAATACTTTCGTCACACAATTCACGTTGTCGCTCAAGATCTATTGAGCAAACACGAAATTTGTAACGAAATTCTTCTGCGGTTGTCAATAAGGAATCGAGTGTTAACGAATCAAGAAACGTCCCCGATGTGTTAACACACAAAGTTTCCCCGGGGGACAATGTTCGAATTTCACCACGTGCCGCAGGCGTTACCTCACGACTTGTTAGAGTCCAACAAATCATGAATGCGATTAGCAATAGAAGATTTCTTCGCATCATTGCGTTCCTTCTCGGCGGTTTCCTTTTTTCCCGCCGCAACTTCATCGATTTTACTCTCGCGTTGACGGTGTGATTCAATTCTGTTCAACAAATCCTCTACTGTTGCACGCGATTCAGTTTGACGAAACTTACTTCGCAAGAAGAAAACCAACACCAAGAGTCCAACGAGAACTACCGACCAAAAAATAAACTTGAATTTACTTACCATTCGCCACCTGCCCATTCTTCCCCATTGCAGTCGCAATACCGGAAGCAATTCCTATTCCCGCATTACCAATGAAGAACCATTGTATGACGGTCTTAAGAATCTCGACATGTTGCTCTGTCAACGGAGTCTTCGTCCACACCATTATGTACGTGAGAACGATAATGACTAAAGCAAAAAACGACTTTCTACCGCCAAAAAAGTCAAAACCCTTCCACATAGTATTCAACCTCCCTTCGTTTCTTGTAAGTAGTTTTTACGTTGCATTCCTTTCAATTCCTCAAGGGCGCGCATGTTTTCAAGTTGACGTTGCAAAATCACATCTATAGACTTCTTGATCTCAAGTACACATTGTTCTTGCGTGCCCAAACGCGTTATTACTTCAACACTTTTGGATTCATTTGCGTACACGCGTTCCTTCAAAATATCTAAGTCACTTCGTGTAACTTGCCTTGCGTAACTAAATCCAATATTGAAGAGTATACTCCCAATCGCAAGTAAAAGTAACGTCACTTGCAAAAAAGTAAACACGCCACCATTTTTTAAAGTGACAGGTTTTATTTCCATTTCGTCACAAACCTTTCTACTTCGAACACCTACAATTGTTTAATACTAGAAAAATCCGACTCAGTTACACGAACAACCTTTCCCACGGTATGCGAACGCAACTTCTCTTCACCCACACTATTCCGCACCTTCAAATCTTGTACTTCAACATACAAACGTGTAATAATCTCTTGAATGCGTTTATCAGTATTGGTAGCCGAGAATGACGTCTCTTGTGCCATTAACAAGTCTTGTGAAACTTGTTGAATACGCGTACTTACAATTGCATCATCAACCTCTACTCGAATTACGTCTCCGGCAGACAATATTCCGTATGCCTCACCCTTTCCACTCACATCATAAATTACTTTGGGTTCAGCCATTTCACGCAATTTTTGTATAGCAACACTTCTTAAATTAACCGCTTCCATCCCCATAAGAGGTTCTTGCGTACAATAAGCCCCCTTTTCAAATTGAGCGAAATCAAGATAAAAGCAACAAGCTGCAGCACCAAATTGCGCTAGACGTAAACCAATCCACCATGGCGAATTCACACGCATACCTTCAATCGAGATTCGTCTCCAACCAGTTCCTAACGTTATTGCGTTAACCCCCAAGGCGTCAACACCATACGGCATAACTTCAATTGTTCCTGCCGCAACATACAAATCAACAAAACATGACGCGTAATCACCCACGTCAAATGTGTCGTAGTAACTCGTCATGTTCGAAGTATAATATCGTACTTGCCAAACCCCGTCGCCAGAGGCACAAGTTTCAATTTTTTGCGAACGCGTTCCAGCACGAATAAATGTATAGTCCGAACATTCACTAAAGGTATGTGGATGCGAAGGACCCACCCCTGAAGAGTCTAGCCAATTTTCGCAAAGTCCACCCGTATAAATTCCATCCAAGGCGGGAGTTTGAATGAAATTGTATCCAATTGCGACATTTCCATCTTCATACGTGCCTTCTGCCACACCATAAACCGCTTGAGAAACAGAACTCTCTACGTAATCCAAAAACTGAAGTACACTATCAAGAAAGACGAATTGATCCCCAGGCCACAACTTAGTGCTGTCGTTAATTATCATAACATCTGCTGTGGCACTCCGGGTAGTATCCGTAATTGTAAAAATGTCCCCGGGGACACCATGTATCATATAAGCGGGTAAGCGTTTTACGACACAACCCTTCATCCCAATCATGTCATCTTCGAAAGCAAAAGTATTAATTGGCAAGTATATTAAGGTGCCCAACTTGTTTATTACTGGAATGTAAGCGTGTTGAATAGAACTAGGCATAGCATCATTTAGTGCAGAACCATAAACAAACAACTTATTCGCGAATTCATCCGATTGAATAAGTTTGTTAACCTCAAGCCCGTCACGTTCTTCACGCAGAGTAATTAAACGTGTCTCTCCTCGTGTACCTATATGAACGAATACACTCATACCAACAACCGTTGTATACAAGTCTTTTTCACACTTCTCGGCAATCTCACGGAGTGTGTCTACCACAGAACGGTAGTGCATTTCGATATCCACAACAGGTGTCAATGGACAACTGCCATAATAAAAACCCGTATTAAGCAATAGTTGATACAAAATTGCATCCGGGGAAGTCTGCTTCAACGTAAACCACTTCTTGCTTTCAAAAGTAGCAATTTGTGAAGACAAATCATTAAGAAGAGGATCACACGTGACTTTAAAAATACCCTCACCCGAAGAAGAAGTTGGGGAATCAACCCGTACTATACGATAAAGATCTGTGTAAGTTGCTGTTGTTATCCCCACAACGTTTCGACAAATCAACGAATCCGCCTTAGTAATACTTTCTTGAGGTACACCAAAGACAAGACTCTGTTCCTGATCCAATGCAGTGGTTCTAACGCAAGAGACTAACTCGTTCTCTTCGAACTGCGTTAATTTAACAAGACTCGGTGAATAAATTTCTATTACACCATCTATCATTTCGGGTAAGTCACCTCCACCAAATGCAAGAGTAAAAACTTCCACGTCAAAAACAATTGGATCAAATAATATAAACATATCATGTTATCTTTCTTTCACGTATTTCTAAACCTGCGTGCTCCTTACCCCATTCATTTTTGTCCTCTTAAGCTACTTTCCTGTACCTCAAGATTGAACCTATCTTAATGGTTATTGTCCCCGTCGTTTCTGCCGCAAATCTTAATTGCCACGTGCTGGCGCTAGCTGCAGTTTTTAAAACTGCATACAACATACCAAGAGAATATGTAGTAAAAGGTGAAGCACTAGTAGTAACTGTAACGTCATTAGCATTATAAGATGAACTATCGGGTGTTCCATTGGCGGAATCACTAGCAAAACGTCCTGCTGTGATTGTTGGGGTTCCGCTTGCTGTGGCACTCACTTTGATACCGACCGATGTCGCAGATGAATCCCAAAGCAAAAAAACTTCAATAATATAAGTGCTATTAGCAAGAGCAGAAAAAGTTAACCCTTCAGCATTAACTAAATTCACCGTAGCATTCTGCGTGTCTGACGTAGCCACAACTATATTTTCACTTTCGCCACCTCCAGCAGGAGTTTTCCATATCACATCAGTAGCTGTCGCATCCATTGCTAAAACTTGGTCTGCTATTCCTTTAGCAAGTCGCGTCCATTTAGGTGTCGCTCCTTGACCAGTAATAACATCCCCACGAGCCACAGTCCCCACGATTGTATCGGTATGAAATGAACCGTCTAAAAGGGTATTACTTCCACCTGCAACAGTCGCCCAAGTACCATCATCTTTCAAGTATTTTCCAGTTGGCGTTCCTGTTAATGGCACTCCACCTTTTTTGGTAGTAGATATCGCAGGTAATCTATCGCCATCCAATGTTCCCGTAGTTATCGTGGTGGCAGCTTGGTCATGAGCAGTTGCCGCCTTGCCATCAAGAGCCGTTTGAGTTGCGGAAGAAACGGGTTTACCAACATCAGTTGTATTATCTACATTACCCAGCCCCACATCTCCCTTCACCAAAACCAAATCCGTTTTCAAGGTTGCCACAACCACATCCTCCGGTGCCCCTGTTGTCCCTGCAGTCCTACCCTTATAGGTTTTCGTGGGCATCGTCGCTAGATTGGAGTTTGGAATGGCTGTTTGGTCTCCGGTGTTTGCCCCTGAAGTATTTCCGATAATTGTCTTTTGAGCATCCGTGCAATACCGTTTATCGGCTGAATCGGCGATATCAACCGTAGTAGCATTCGCGCCGGTAGTCACCAAACCTTTGGCATCATAGGTTATTTTGGTTTTAGTTGCCGCTGTGATAGCCGCATTTGGAATTACGGCATCGGCTTGAGTAATGTATGTTGGATGTCCGTGTGAGGATATGTCACCAGTTAGTTTCGCCTCAATCTCTACCTTCGCGATATCCGAGTTCTTCTGTGCATTGGAAGGTGCATGCGGTGACCCAATGTGTGCTTGAATGTTCGCGTTCTTCGCTTCGAAAGCAGTATCCATACCATTAATTTCGTCAGTAGCAGCATTCCAATCGTCATCATTTATAGGTGGGTCACCCACATACCATTTTCTGATAGACATTATTTCATCCTTCTTTAAATACACGTAACAGTTTAAGATGGGTGTATTTATAACCACCGCTTCTGGTATGCAATCTCAACATATCTCAAATCTCGCACGAATACCAAAGCCCCACGCGAGGCATACACTATAGGAAAATCACCCGTGAAAGATCCATCAATATTCGTTAACGTTTCGGCACTTTGATCGTAAAACCATGCAGTTTGATCACACTTTAATTGCAACGTATCATTTTCCGCCAAATTCGCTGTAGTGTTCAAAAGTGTTCCCTTATACGAAAAGGTCTCTTCTTTGCAAAGTATTTTAACTTCTCTTGAAGTTAGTGCAACAAAAAATACTTGGCAAGCTTCCACCACAATATCACCATTGAATGCCAAGAATGTTAAGGGATTTTCGATAGCGCGTGTCGTCCCCGTCCCCAACAACACACCATTAACGTACAAGTACAAACCAATGCTGTTGACAACAACAACAATGTCCACTACATCATTCTCAGTATGCGAACTAGCAGGCGTACCCGCAAGTTGAGTTTCGCCAACATTAGAGAACAAGTGTGCACGCCATTTAGAAGTTTTACAATCGAACTCAATTGCGCAATCACGCAAGTTACCTACGAATAATCTACATAAAGTTATAACTTCACGATGTAACGTCTCATACCAAGGTCCTACGGCACTCCACAACAATTTTGCACGAACGTGCAATGAAAACTCTACTTGATCATTCAACGGAGAAAATGCTAATACCTCCCCCGAACGTACTACAACGCCTGAGTGATGACGCGATTGTCTATAACGTGGCAAATCCGTAAGATACAACGGAATCAATGATACGTCATCAAATAATCCAATTGTAGTATTCGTGCCAGCGCGCAAATAAATTGTTATAGACGTTCCACTCATTTTTATAACGTGTTCGGTTAGCGTCATCCCAGACGTTGCCGTATATAATGCTCTAGGTGGTTCGGTATTCACGTAGTAAGAAGAAACCGAACCCCCACTCCCAATGACAGGAGCAGAAGCAAACAAACGCAACAAGTAGTATTGCCCATTGGTCAATCCCGTTATAGTTTGATACAAATAGCGATCAGTAGGTGTTGTCGGATAAATATACGCACCTTGACTTCCAGAGTGTTTACTCCCAGCAGATACTCCACACGTTCCAGCTCCTCCACCCTGCGTCCAACCATACAAAGGTGTTGCATGTTCAAATCCAGGATTTACCACCACATTATCAGTTACCCACGCTTCACTCACGTACACAGTCGAAGCAGTTGGACCAATTTTGATGCGCACTTGATACGCATTTGTGAGATAAGTAAAAGTTCCGGAAGCGCACTGCCACTTACCATTCGTACTAAACGAAATCTTATCTAGTTCGGTTCCTGCTCCACCAGTATCGTAAATAATTACTTCTACGGCTAAACCCGCCGCAAGTGGATCAAAAATCCAAACTTCCCACGACCCGTACCACATACTCCCACCATTAAATGCTTGCGCGGCATAACCATTGGCGGCAGTTGTCGTAACCTTTAATGACTGACTGCCATGGCGTACGTAATCACTAGACTTAACGACAGTCGCATTTACGCCTGCAGACCAATTGGTGACACCATCCAATTCCATATCACCATCGGTTAAATAGTTGAAAGGACAAAACAATATACCGTCAGCATGTCCGCCGGAATTAAGTAAGAGTTCAACATTTTTGTCAAAGTTCCCAACACACTGTTGACGACTAGAAATCACTTTCACACCCGAGGTTGTCTTTCCTTGAACAAGAATATCGGGGCGAGTATCAACGTTCCCCCCATCAAGACGAATTACTTCATTCGCTGCAGTAGCTTTACATACTACAGTTGGATCGGCATACTCAAACGGATCTGTACACGTGAAACGTAACGTGAATTCCGCGTGAAAAGTTTCACGCCAGGGCCCCATTTCACCAAATATCAACTCTGTAAATAAAGCTTTGTAGTAACGCCCCGAAGTTATTGTCAACTTCCCAGGAGTGTTAGACGTAACATTATCCAACGTTTGTTTAATAGAATCCAACTTCACCATCAAGTCAGAATTCGAAGTTCCCACAATCATTCCGCGGATTTCAATTAAACGTATTCCATGTTGAATCTTATGCAGAAGTTGTCCGGCCACAGTTGCGACTTCTGACGTAAAAGTTTTCGCGAGGGGATAACCTCTTCCATCAGGAGGTTCAGTTAAAATTTCCATACCCAAATCGACTTCGAGATCGATTCCTTTGTAAATGATATTAGCTTGCATATATTGAAACCCCCGAACTACGAAGTTGATCCTTGATCGATTGACCTATTGTCGTTGCGGCATCCGTGGCTGCCTCCTTGGTAGCTACGCTGTCTACATTAACAGCAACGATGATGTCTCCAATGGTTACATTTACCCCCCTTGAACCCCCAGCTGCCCAACCTGGAACACCTTCGTAATTGCCTCGGAGAATGTCAAAGACTCCACGTGTGTGGAAGGCAATCGTAGACAACCAATCAATAACAGCATTTCCTTGTGCTTCTGTGATCATTCGCGAAATCGTGAAACCTTGTGACTCAATAGCGTTTTCGTTATACGTGCCATTCTGTTCGCGAATCGCATCAAGTAACTTCTTCAATTCCACAAGTGAAGTAAGAATCTCATCAGGAGACATTGCTTGCCATGCTGCCCAACGTGGATCAGTCAAAAGTGTCCCGCCGCGCAAAGCATTATACAAGTCTTCTATATACTGTTGAAGATCGTCAATGTTTTGCGGGAGTTCAATTCCCAACATCTTCTTGAAGTGTTCTACAATCTTCGCCAGTTGTGTTGCGGGATCGTGAATGTCGAAAAGGTCAAATTGTTGTTGCAACGCACTCAACTGTTCGGACACGTTCATTACATCTAACGAGCCATAACCCACGATAGCTTCATTAAGCCATTTCAACAACTCTTTTAAAGACTCCAAATTCTCCATCTTGATAGGAACTCCAAGGACGTTTGGCTCTTCCCATTTGCCAGTCTCTTTGTTGTAACGTTTGCCATAAACAATCGTTCGTCCGGATTCTTTAGCAGCCGACATTTCGTCTACGTACTTCTGCAAAGATTTGGCACTACCCGTAAGTTCAGTCATCGTCATACTTTCAATAGCATTACGGGCGGCATCCAATGATTGCTTCAGGGCTTCCAAGGCCTGCGTTTGACGTTCTATCGCTTTCGACCAAGCTTCATTTCCAACACCAAAAGTTTTCATTAAGGAGTCAACCATTACGCCGGCAACTCCACCAATAAACCCAGTTATAAACATATTCATTCCAGAGGTAAGTGCCTTTCCACCCTTAAGGATAGTTTCACTCATCCAATCACCGGAGGACATGAAGTTTCGTAAAGCTCTCGTGATGGGTTGCAAGGCATCCGTAGCGAAAATACCAGCAATACCCAAGTCGCGTAAGGAATCACCAACCGCATCAAGTGCGCGCTCAGCGGCGTATGCCTCAGGAATCATAGGTTCCAAGGCGAAAAAGGGTGACATAGGTGTTCCCGTATACATAGATGTCTTCGCACTCTCGGCTTTTTTCTCCTCATTTTCCTTCACCTTTTTCAACAATTCTCTATATGCCTCTTCCGTCAACTGCAAAATTTGTTTGAGTGCTTTCTTATGATTTTCAATCCAACTTGAATCCCACTCCTCTACAACACCCAAAAATTCTGTTTGGAAACGCACGAATTCTGCAGTGTATTCCTTCCCATTTGACCGCAAAGCATCCAAACGTTTTGCGTAATACGTCAGATCCATCTCGTGAGTTGACATTTGCGTTTTCCGATAGTACCCCACCAAGGCGTCTTCATATCCTTCAACTTGTTCGTTGAAAGTCTCCAACTCCTTTTGCATCAATTCACCAACGTCTTTTGCGTAACGTTGATTAATTAACTTAACCGCTTCCGCATTATCGCCATACTCTTTTAGATCACGGTCGCGTATAAGTCGGAGTTTGTCGTAATCCCCAGCAAGTTCTATCGTCAAATTCTCAACGAATTTTTGAACTTCTTGAATGTGTTTTGTGTCACTAGCCCCAAGGTCTTCTCCCATCTCTAACATATGCTGAATTTGTTCTTCTGAATATCCATATGCACGAAGGAGTTCTACCAAACGTGCCTTCGCTTCGGCCGCACCCTTCTTCGTATCTTCTGCAGTACGGTTCATCCCCAACCGCATGCGTTCCATTCGGCGTTCGAGTGCTGCTGCACCAAGTGACATTCCACCATGCATCCAATTCCAAGTGTCAATCATTTGAAGACCAAATTCTCTCCATCCAGCACCAGAGGTTAGTAACGTGTCATCTAACTCTTGCAATTTTCCCTTGAGGGTCAAAATTGCTGAAATCGCAATAAAGATGACAAAAACCCACCCTAAGACGACACCCCTGCCCGTAAGAAGTGCTCCAGTTAAACCTTTTCCTGTTATGAGGTTCGCTATAGGTTTCAATGAGCCCAACAAACTTGCAAACGCGCGCGAGAACATTGACACTGCGAAGGATCCTACAAGAACTGCCCCAGTAAATAATACAAAAACTCCTATCGTTTTCGTCCAAAACGTCATTGTCTCTTTAGGCAACCAAAGAAGTCCGCGCTCTACCGTCATTAACGCAAGTGCGGTATCCTTCAATGTGGGATTTAACGTTCTGGCAAACTGAATTGCAAGAACTTGTGAAGTCGCTACTAATTGCTTCAAAGCAAACCCAGGAGCTTGAGATTGTTTTGCAAAAGCAGTTTCCGTTTCTCCCACAGAACCCAACATCGCGTCGTACATGTCGTAAAACTTCGTAAGGTTCGTTAACAACGTCATCATACCAACCATAGACTGACTTCGCCGGAACATGGTTGCAATATCTTTTTCGTTGGCGTAACGCAACTTCTCAACCACGCCAATCAAACCATGTGTACGCAGGACATTCTCTTTCAAGTTCAAACCGTATTTTTTACCAACATCAACAGCAGCCTTTTCCGGAACAAGCAATTTTATTAAAATTGCTTTATACGCAGTTGAGGCCTTCTCTGCGCTACCCAGTACCAACGAAAGTAACGCAAGTGCAGCAGCTTCTTCTTCGAAACGCATGCCCGCGAAGCGTGTCAACGATGCCGTATCACCAACCACCCCAGCGAAATCTGCGTAGTATCCAAGACCTTTCTTGACCATAGCAAACATCACATCGTTAACGTGATTGACTTCACTTGTAGCCATTCCGTAACCCTTTAACGTCTTGATAAGTGCCATAGTTGCAATATCAACTGTTGTGAACCCGGCAACGGATGCGCGCATCGCACCATTCAAAATATCCATCGCTTCTGCAGCGGGAACTTCTGAACTTAAAAGATCATATGTAGCTTTCGTTACAGTTTTCGCACTCTGTCCGTAAGTTACCATCAATTCTTGCATACGTTTGTCATATTCAACTAGATATGTCGAAACTTCATGAAGACCTTTCGACATGTCCTCAGTTAACACAGTCGAAATCAAAGCAAGTTGATCTTCCCACTCCACACCCATCTTAAGAAAACTCTTCATGGCCATCGCCATGACGGTAAATTCAATAGCCATGCCAAAGGCTGCACGTCTAAAACGTTTTGAAGTTCTATCAAGATTAGTAGTTGCGCGACTGGAAAAAGTCTCAATCTTCGAGCCAGCTTCATTCAAGGCGTTTGCCAAACCAGTTACTCGTCCTTGAATATCAACTACGAGTGATCCAAGTGATTCGGTAAATGCCATCGCTACGCAACCTCAACCGGAAGATTCCCTTTGTTCAGTGCATCTTCAATTGGTACACTTTTTCGCGTACGTTTCTCTACTTTCGCCCCCAACATTGTTGCTAGTACCTCGTAGTCACGTTCGCGTAAATCTATCGCCTCCATATACAAAGCTTCTACTTGCGCACGCGTCAATTTGAAAACATCCTCCGGCGAACAACTACAGAATCTACCTAAGTATGCAACGACATGCGCGATGATACTGCCGGAGGCAGTTTCAACCCAGTCTTTGCGAGGAGTCCTAGAAGTGACTGCTTCTTCCACTTGAAAAAAGGCACCACCAAACCATATACTGCATCCCCATCAAGATTGTCTGAAATCCATTGTGGGTCTTTGTCAAGGAGAGTTGCGCAAATCTTCGTCATTTGCTCGGGAGCCACTTCTAGGGCTACCTCTATAATCTTCAAGATAGTACTTCCGCTTGCGTTCGTCATGTCTGGAACGACTTCACGTAAATTCGCCAGTACAAGTTTGACCGATTTCATGATCTGGATCTCTTTGCCCCAAGTGACCGCACCTACAGTGCACTCTTCTCCTGCTATAGTCTTCACTTTTGTTCCACCGGGGGCGAACAAGTCAAGTTCCTTGGCGGTTTGATCAACCATGCCTATATCTCCTTAAGAAGTTTGAAAAACTGTTTGTTTGACGCAAGTGTTGCACCCGCCCAGTCGGTCGAGGAACGTAATGCGTCAAACGCCAACGGTATCTCATGAACGTCATCACCGAACGTGATTTCCATATCACCAGAACCATGCGCTGACCAAATGAATAAGTTGATGGTATCACCCGATGGCATAACATGAACGAACTTCAATGCTACTGAAGTAAAGTTCATATCTCCACCGTACTCAAGGATGTCAGTCGTCGCCGATCCTGATGTAACACCCGCACCCAAAGCACGTGCGATGTTATTTGGCTTCCACTCGATACCAGTGATTGAGAACTGTACGGTCTCTTCCGAAGCGTAACGCTTGACAAGTTGTTTTGGCGAACCTTGTTTGATCTCGAGTTTGGCACGCGTCATCGTAAGCTTCGCAGACGTCACGGCACCAATATCAACTGTCGGTGTAGCACCGGAAGTGCCAAGGTACAAAATACCTGGTCCGAAAGTGATATTGTCAACGGAATAAGAAGGAATGTTATAACCCACAATATTTCACCTCCTTCGAAGAGTTAAAGAAGAAAATTTACGTTTGTTTCGTCTCGCCATCCTCGATGTATTCGAGTCGGGCATGACGCCCACAAACGCGACACACTACAGTGGTAGTTCCACCTTCTACGGTAATGTACAAATCTCTGTACTTTACACGTAGAATTTTCCCAGTTTTATCAACATAACCCAAAGTTGCATGACAACCTTCACAAGCCCACCTACTGTCATCACTTACACGTTTTCCAGTTTTCCGTAGAGCATTTTGTTCTTCTTGCACGTTATCACCATCCTTCAATGGAAGGGTCTTTCTGTAGATTTTCTAGCAATTGCCCTCACGCGGTAAGTCTCAACCGAACCAAATACGTTTCCGGTAGTGTCGACGTAAACTCCTCCCCCCACGGATGGTTCAAATACAATCGCAAAAGTTTTGTCGGCGTCCGTAAAGCGGCGTGGCTCCAACGCGGCAGAAACTTTCGCCAACAACAATGAGGCACCTACTTGCGATTGCGCCCAAGACCAAATGCGTAACGTATATTCGGCTCCTTGCAAACCACGGAAGAGTGGAGGATTTCCCCACATCTTGAAACAAACACACGGAAACACAGGATTGTTCACCTCAGCGAGTTCGGCGTGGTATACTTTATCCCGTACCTCGGTCGAAACGTCCGTATTCCCGATTAAAACGGTTGTCAAAACCCGAGAAACAACAGATTCAAAGTCAAAGTATGTATCAACCACCACGAACCTCCAAACGCAAGGTATCTACGATGGTTTTCCGGATTTGCGCTGACATAATAATGCGCGTTTCTCTTAAAAAATCTCTTCCAATCATGCGCGTGGTCCCGAATAGTACCGCTGGAGCGTGGGGGGCAATGGTTGCATCTATATATACCCTCCCGAGAGACCCCCAAGATTCTTTATGTGTGAATGACATAATTGCTGAAACCAACTTCCCAGAACGTGTATGCACCAGCCAAGGTGGTTCTAACGGCGGATGAGGATCACGACGTGCATAAGGGTACCCCATGTCTTCCAACTCATTTAAAGAATAGTCCGTTCGAGAAGCGTTCGCAACAACACCTTGTTTCAACGAGCGTGTTGCTTTAACCACACCAAGATGAATTCCCGAAGTAATTTGCATCTTCTTATGAGCAATCTTCGCGAGTACTTTTTCCTTTCCTAGAATGCGAACGTCATAATCAGGCAACTTCTTCCACCAACTTCTTCAGTTCTTCAGATTTTCCTGCAAACGTATTCTTGCTACGCTTTTTATACTTCTTCGGTTCACCAGCATAAACTCTATTCGGGAAGTGTTCATCCATCGCGGCAAGAGATTTCTCCGCCCAAACTCTCAAAGGGAAGTTGGGTGGCAGCTTGCTAACTGTCAAACGCAACAAACCCTTTGCTTGTTCGACGTTGACGCAAGCCAATTCTTTCGCTGCCTGATAGTAGTTAGGATCACGCTTCAACGCTTCCCAAAGTAATGCAGAACCTTCCTCGATATTCCCATCGTTTAATCGTTGCAATGCAAGATTTAAACACGGGCGAGGATCCCCAGGAGACTCTTTGTATTGTGCCATATTCAAGCGTTCGTACAAGTCCAACTTTTCTTGCACACGCGGTTTCGGTTTCATGTATCCAAAATGGTTGATTGCAAAAGGCGCCATACGCATTGGGGCCTGATTTCGCAACTGGCGCAATGCCAAATCGAATGTTTCATGCACTCTTCCAGTATACTTCATAATAGGCAAATTTCTGAAGATTCTCACGTTCTCGTTCATCGTTTGACGTCCATCCGGGTGGTGATTGATTAATGGCACAAAAAACGCAACCGTGTCGGTATCATCAATGACGTGACGCAACTTGAATGCGTCAACGGGGGACATTCTCTCGTCTGGATCCATATGAAAAATCCAGCGTTGAGTCGACTGCGAAATCAAATAGTTGCGCATCTCGGAAAAGTCATCAACCCATTCTTTTTCGAATACGCGTGCGCCCAATGCACGCGCCACATCCAGTGATGCATCAGAACTCCCCGTGTCAAGGTATATCACTTCATCCACGAGATATCGCATAAACTCAAGAACGGCAGTCAAATCATCTGCTTCATTCTTCCCCATAATGGCAAGAGAAATGCCATTCGTGTCGAGCCAACGTCTTATGTGCATATCCGAGTCATGAATAAGATGATTGTAATTTTCCGCACCCACCAATTCTGGACGCAAGTCTTGATCTACGTTGCTGTAAAATTTATACTTATCCAAACGCTGTTGCGGAGAAACATATCCGTAATGTTTGATACGAATACAAGTTTGCATCACATTCGTTGGGGCGAAGTAAGGAATATTTCCACAATGCAATCCTTGAGTAGATCCAAGAACAATTCGTTGATTGGGTAGCACCTTAAACAAACGACTTCCACGCATTTGTCCCCAAATGCCATCAGTACGGTAATGCGTCAACGAATTCCAGAAATTGTACCAGTAAAAACCAAAACTCAAGTATTGCGGATTGACTGGATGTGTCAAATTCTGCATACGCGCGTAAGTCATTTCCGGTCCAAAAAGCTCGTCGGAATCAATTGCAAGGATCCATTCCGCACCATGCATTCGTGCCAATTCGAGTGCGTCATTGCGATCCATTCTCTCATCAAAAGTCGTACGACTTGTGCGTTTAACTTCAAGAACTTTAGGACACGCTCGTGCTACTGCACTAGTGTTATCAGTTGAGTTATCATCAAACACGACGATTCCATCAACAAACTCACTCACGTTTGCCAAACTCTTCGCGAACAATTCCCCACCATCTTTAACCCGGTATGCTGCAATCACACGCGTAGGATTGGGATTATGCCACTTCTTGTAAAATTGAAAACGACTAGACGTACCACGCTTCAATTCAGGAAAATGTCGTATCGTTGCCCCGCCCACATGATGCAAAAAGCAATTTCCTACTATCAACATCTTCCACCCAGCATGCAACATACGCAAGCAAAAATCGTTATCGTCAAAACCACCATTGGAAAAATTCTCTTCATCAAACAAACCAATCGAATCGAAAACTTCACGCCTTATCAACATGCAAAAACCAACAAGGAATCCAGTTTCTATGAGATTGCCCTTTCTGACTTCCGCATTCACGGAACGCATTGTAGTATCGTTCCATTCACGCGGTATAGGATTTAACTGAACAACCTGCATTCCAGATACATTGTCAGCAGTAGGTCCGACAGCACCAACAGGCCCCGTCAGGGTTTTCACTTTCTTCACCCCAGTAAGCAATCCCCAACGCAACTTATCCAACCAACCTGGAGAGAAAACAATATCATTATTAACTATGCAAATAAGAGAAAATTCCGCCAACCTAATTCCTTGATTTATCCCCTTCACATATCCCAAGTTGGTGTCATTATGATAAACTCGAATAGGAATTTCACCTTTGCTTGCAAGTTCTGTTAAAAAACCACATGTCCCATCTGTACTGCAATTGTCAATTACGATCAACTCATATTCTCTCGTGTACTTGCGCAACGATTCAACGAAACGAATTGTGTGTTCAACTTCGTTGAACAACACCGTTACGATAGAGACTTTCTCTCGCATTATGGTTTCCCTTCTTGATGGCGAAGCGTGCCAACAACATAATTCAGTTGTCCAGTCAAACTTGACTTTTCAACAACGTCTTCAATCAAGTACTGTTTCGCGCCAAAAAGTATAATATCACCAACCTGGATGACATTCAAAGACTCCACGTAAAGTGCAGCATCCCCTTGGACAATACTGCCATAAGGTTGGTTGCTAAAAAAACCTCCTCTCTCCGCTATATACCCCAGAATTGACTGCGTAGTTTTTACGCGAATTCGTTCGTGCATATCATTCGAACCCGATAAAGTAACTGTAACTGCGGGTTCTACCACTCCGGTTGCCACTGCAGTTAACGTACCGAATTCGCAAGGTGTCAATTGAAATCCAATCGCCGTAAACTCCAAAGTAGCATACGTCACCCCAGCATTGACATCAAATCCAACGATACCAAGATCAAATGTATTTCCCGCTACACTTCCAGAAAGTTCCACCCAAATCTTGAAGGGAGTCCTTTCAAAAGTGAGAGTGGGAACGTTCAACACCATAGAATCTAAAGCATGTGTATACGCCACTTCAGAAAAGCGCAACAAACTAAAAACTTGGTTGAAAAATAAATTTCCTGCCACGTTAACATTACGCTCCTGTTATCTCAAGAATATCATGATAGCGAGTCAAAGTGCGTTTGCGATTGTAGACAACTTCTCGAACGTACGACGGCAAATCCGTTGTTGAACCTAAAGTGTCCAACTCAATCGATCGATCCCCAACACGTTCTCTACGAATTCCAAGTAACTTCCTCGTTACAAAATGACTATTAACCCAAGAATAAACAGCGAAAACAATATCTTGCGGAATGTATGTAGAAGGTGTGTAACCCGCTGAATACGTAACACACACGGTAGTTCCTGCTAAAATAACCCCGTCAGAGAAGTAAATAGTACCTTGCGCCTTCGAAACGTAATACTCTGAAGGGTTAATTGTCGTTATGTCACCAATTGTAATTGCTGCCACGCTAACGACAGGATAATCCCCTAAGTGAATTTGTGACACATTGCGTTTAACCGTTATAAGATCGCACCTAGAATGCAATTCAAATCTACGATTACACGCACTCTCGAGAGACGCACTCTTTTGTGCCAACAACATATTCAAAAGAGAATCATACGTTGTTCCCACAATCTCACAAAAGACTTTCAAGTCAGTCAAGTTCCCAATCACGCGTGTTTCCTACTTTTTACTAATACGTTCTCCATGCGTTTTTCGAATTTCGATCCCCTCAGGTGTCTCCGTAATATCTTCAAACCCCCGAAAGAGCAAATGCAATCGAGAAACTTCCTTCTCCATTACAGCAATTCCATTTACAACCTTGATGGTCTCGTCACGTGGAAACTCATTCCATTCAGTTGGACACGGTTGAGTTTGGTATTTCAACACGAACATGCAGTTTTCCTCCTAGGTGAAAAACGGAGTTGCACTCGAACATGAGTTCAACTCCATTTTCACAACGTTTCACCCCTACCTTACGAATCCTTGATACCGATTAAGCACACATGCTTCTTTATGTTCTTCATTACGAGAGCTACATCCTCGTAAATGTCAAACTGTTGGTATTGCGAAGAATCCTTCGCCAACGGCTCCACGGTCACATCCGTTAAAACCGACATGAAGCAATCCGCGGTATTCAACGCGTAAAGATTCGTGCAAGTTCCACCTGTAGATGCAGAATCGGCAGTACCGTTGAACGTATACGTATCCAAAATCTGCGTCGAAACAAAGACCGGGATATCGTCATACGACAACACCTTGAATCCACCAACCACCTCTACTGTATTTACAAAGCGTTGACTTGCCTGAAGAAGGGTTCTCAACTGCCTCCGCGTCCTCCGAGACATCACAAGCATGTTCGGAGGTAGTGCACACTTATCAATTGCCTGATCAAGCTTCGTCAACGAAAGTGCTTGACCGCCAGACGTTGTCGTCATTGCAACGCATTGCGCTCCCGGAGTCGTCACAACGAAAATCTTGTCGAGTCCATCGAATTGTGTCGCTGTGGAGGAGTTACCATAGATAATGGCCCACTCTTCGTAGTTGCGGAAGTCTTCCGATTTCCCTTCTAACTCTTCCGCCATGATGTCCAACAAAGACATCCCAATCTTTTGCGCCTTACGCGTGATCTTTCCACGCGTCGCAATAGTCTTGTACGTCCAAGGTATGCGTCCATACGTTCCGGTATCCTCCATTAGCGTATCCGTGTCAGCAACAAACTGCGCGGGTGTATTGCCCGCAGTACGAGTGTTTGACAAGTAAGCCGCACCAGAACCAGGCCTACGCGGCAAATTCTGCCGAAACGGGTTCTGATAATCAATCAGATGCGCTACAACGGCATCAACCTCAGGTTGCTCCAGAATTGACGCGATATTAGTCGCGGCAATTCCCTTCTCAACGACTCCAGACAATGCCTTTAGAATGTCGGGTCTTTCCATTTTTTTCACCTCCTTAATTCAAAAAGAAAAAAACACAAGCGACTTCTTTATACGAAAGAAACTTACGCTGAAATGGTCGCAGCAATTACTTCCAACACCATGCGAAGTTGCTCGGGAGCGGTTGATAGTTTAAACTCTTCTGATGCACGCAATTCCTTCAAAATTGCATCGCGGGTGGGGAGTGCATTCGGAAGTTGCTTGGTGTCAATACCCTTACGAAGAGGAGTTTGCTCAACACGATTGCGCAAGCCAACAATCTCTTGCTTCAAGGTCTCAACGCTTTCAGCCAACGCCAAACCCTGTTGGACCGCAACAAGAATGTTTTGCAAATCCACGACGTCTTTCGCTATCTTCGCCATTTCCACAGAAAGACCTTCTCCTGGAAGAGAAGTCTTGTCAATCACGTGTGGTAAAGCATCCTTCAAAACGTTAATCGTTTGAGCAATCGCTTTAGCCGACTCTTCTGCCGCAGGAAGCACTTTCTCCTTCACTATCTCAGAAGGAGTAACTTCTACTACACTTTCAACAAGAGGCACTTTTATCACTTTCTCAATTAGTACCTCTTCCGGTGTCTCTTCCTCAGCGGGTGCGTCATTGGGATCCGGTGTCTCTTTGTGCAATACACTACGAGTTTCTACATCTGGTCGTGCAGCAAGATTCACCTCAGGAGGAATCTCAACGTTTCTTTCACCAGCGATAGGTAGTGACTTTTGCTCAACCGCAGGAAGAACAATCAAATTCTCGACTACCACCGCTTCCTTGAGTATCTCCGCAGGGAGGGGTGTCGTTTCATCTCGAGGATTCCTTTGCATATTTTCACCTCCTTCAGGAGTTATTTTATCCCACATGACGGAGTCGAGAGCTTTCGATACGTACCACCGTAGTGCTCTTGCCTTCACATTCATAGGAACACTCACAAGAGAAGTCTCAACAAGTTTCATCTTTTGAATACCACGTACTGGCTTTCCATTCACGGAATGCTTAATAACTTCAAGAATTCTTCCACGAATAGAAAGTTTACTCAAAACACCTTCTTGAACCTGTTGCCACACAGCAGGAACGGTCTTCGAAATCATGATTTTGACCCACAAACCAACATCAATTGCCCTTGAGTCAATTATCTTGCCCACGCGCTTATCAGTGTCATGATTCTCGAGGACGGTACTATACTCGAGCAAATCGCTTTCGGAATTCTTAATTGCGATTGGGAGAATGACATCATCCCCAAGATCGACGTCCGACGTACACGCCAACGCCTCTAAAATCCACAACTCTTCTCCCGTAGATGCATCCGTCTCAGCAGCGACTTTCGTTGGACTAATGAGAAAATCGAATGGGACGTCTGTCTGTATAATAAAAACACCCTCTTCTTTCAACGCGTCACCGCCTTTCACTTTCTCGTAAAAGATGTTCCAAATGCCTCTGCGTAAAGTCACTTTCGATTAACAAATTCTTCTCCCGAACTTGTTCTCGAACTTCAGCAACCGTAGACACTATATCCCCATCGAATTGGCTTAAAATCTTAGCATTCGATAGTATTATACGGTAAATCCCTTCGCAGGCAAAAACGTTCATCTTCTCAAAACTAACGCGAACGACCTCTCCCTCCCCAAAAGAAAAACTCACAGGAGAAGATAAACCAATATTGACAACATCCTCCTTTTGAAGAGAAACTACATTTAGCGCCTCATAGGACTCTTCCTCAGTACAACCTAAACCCAAATGATACTGGAATAAACCGCCAGGTACAACATCTTTCTGCCAAATTACGCAATTGCAAGTTTCCCCACGAGGAAGTTCTGCCCAAGCAGAACAAACTCCAGAAAGTGGATACGTTGAACTCGCGCATTTGAGTATAACCCCAAGCGACCCCGGCAAGATTCCATTTAACTCTACCGCGTGCGAGATCGATCCAGCACACATTTCAATTGTGTATGGCAACAATACTAACTTCTTTGTCAATGTCGGAATCGCTTTTTCTGAATACTTCAATTCTTGACACGCTGAAGAAGTTATTAAGATACTACGAAGTAAAGTCTTGCGTGCTGTCAAAGGAAGGTTGTGTACATCCTCCATAGCAAAAACAACATCTACAACGTTGCAAACAATCGTCTTATCTCCAACGTCTTGCGCGAAGAATAAGTAATTCATCAATTCCAACTTGCTTGCTGGGCGCAATCCCGTTTGAGTTTCCTCCCACTTCTCCAATATTCCATGCAACGTAACATACTTATCTGGCAACGCAAGTACGGCTTGTACCAAAGATGGCAACTTACTGGTTAAATCTCTTCCTTGAGAAGATATAATTCGAACACTGTCATGCGACTTGATAAGAAGACATCCAACACCCATTATCATCTTCTCCGCAAGGATACGCGTATTTGGGAATGTGTCAACGAAATACTTGAGTGCACCCTCTACGCCCGAAAACGTATTTTTTCCTCCTACCCGAGATAAACAAGACGCTGACGCTATAAATGAAGCTTGCCCAGGTTCCAATCTACCAACAGAAGCTGCCTCCTTCATCTCTTCTAAAATGGGATTCGGAAAATTCCCAAGAAGAAGATCCTCATCCAACCGATTGCGTATTGCCACAATCCCATTATGCAACGCCTCGTACTCGCCTTCAAGAAATTCATCGATGAAAATTAATGACCCCGCAAGTTCTGTAATAGATGGGCGGGCAAAGTAAAAGTCAGGTTCTTGCATGCATCGCTCCTCTCCACCACAACAACCATCCACAGATTCCTTCATGCGGGATTCAACGAAGTACTTCGACTCACTAGCGGGTTCAAAAGAAATTCCTTTATGACTCTTGCAATGCGAGCGTGCTTGCGAAACCGCCCAAACTAACTTTTTGTAACGATAGGCTTGCTCCGTCAAGGGTCCTCGAATACCATCCTTAATGAGTTTCGCTAAGATTACAGAATACACCTTATGAAACTCAGCCGATTTACGTGACATTCTTGCGAAAGTATTCCGCAAGAATGCCCCAGGTTGCCGCAACCTACACGCATGCTCGTTGGGGTAAGGCATGATACACCTCCTAGTTAACAAACACTATTGAAAAATACACGTCTTAATCGTGCCTGTTGAGTCAAACGAAAGTGTCGCAGTTCCACCGGTAAACTTCCTTGTGATAACGATGTCACTCCCGGATTTCACCGCGGACAAATATCCGATCGGTGCCCCCGTAGAAACATTCACACTCCAATGATCGAACAATGACTCCCCATTGAAAAATTCATTGTAGAACGTCCCTCCCAATAAACTACAAATGAAGACACGGTAATTGCCCGTACCAGAAATATCGTTCACGATTGACCAAGTTCGTGATTTCGCTGGCAATAAATAACCCGGACGTTGCGTTATTAACATTCGAAGAAATCCCATTTGATCCGTAAAGCGCCACGGTTGCCGGGGGAAACTCTCGAAGTTAATCCCATTTAATCGTCTGCGTATTTCGTTGACATCTTGAGCAGCCTTGCCATTCGCAATCTGGATGTAATCCGTACCCAAGACACTTCGTAAAGAGTCTAAATATTCGCTTTGGTACTGCAACAAAAGTGCTTTTTCTGAAATATCATTCTGAAAAATCACGCCATCACCATCTAAATCAACATTCCCAAACATTGTAGGCAAACCAGTTATAACACTAGTCATTATGTAATCATGAAAAATTCCGTCGTTGCGATACGTTCCAAGCATTTTGTAATGATAGATCAAGCGCGTAATTCGTGAAATTAATGCTCTATTTACAATTCCATCTTTGATAGGATTCAACAAGACCAATCCCGGCCAAATCATTGCAGTGTCACCAGTTGTCGTCCACACCCAATCACTCCGACACGCATAATAATAGTCCAAGTTGAAAGGCAAAGTCTCACGAAACCCCGTAGTATCCGGCCACAATGTATACACACCCAATACCGTAACATATCCGAGAAATTGCATAGATGTATTTTCCGCGTAAATTTTGTCAAGAACGACTTTCTCTGCAGGTGCGAAAATGCGATCCATTGGAACAACAATAAACCAACCCTTTGCCGCTTCCGTGATTTTTGCATCACTCCAATCTGCAAGACTTGCGCAATGGATTACCGCTCGATGTGGGTACATTACAGCAGGATCATTGTCGCAACCCATTCCCAGAAACAAGACCATGAAAAATATACCCCAAAAAATTTTTGGTCTCCACAATTTCTTCATTGCGAATTCTCCTTCTCTGGTTTACAACGGTTTCTCAATTTTTCCTATTCCTTTACACGTCGGACATACCCACGGACCCATAGAACTACTCGTAAAAGGCATGCTTACAGCAACGCCAGGCGGGTAAGGAACTAACCCATGTCCTTCGCAAACGGGGCATCTTTGCCATTCACGCAAATTAAAATCACTTGGAATTGTCTTTACATTCTCCTCAACCTTGCGCCATACATTTAAGGCTTCCATACTAGTTTCTATTTCGGCATAGTAACGCTCTTTATCTACCCACGCCTTAAATTCCTCTAAATTCATGTTCTTGACCACCTTCTTTCGCTACAATCTTTCCCTCGCTCCAGACGCCGGGTTTACAGTCGCTTGTGACACATTCACAACACATCCACGGTGGTTCTCCCTCGATACTAATACCAATCGTACACTGGCAATGTTTTCTTTCATTGAATAGGCCCTGATAGTCTTCGTCCGCGCAATACTTATCGACGATCTTCCGTACATCCTTGCACGACTTCTTTGTCAGATTGGGGCATCGTTCCTCTGCGGCACAATGCTCCTCCACCGTTCCGTCGTAGAACCGACACGTATTAATAGTACATATTTCCTCCGTTTCTTCGTTTATTCTCAAGAATTCATAGAATCTTCGTAGATTATCTCGTAAACAATTTGGGCAAATATCCGAAGGATATCCTGTTCCCGCACATTCTTGTGTCTCTAAAAATTGTTCGACTATTTCCTCTACGTTCTTGCACGGCTTGTTGGGGAATAATGCCAACGCCATCTCAACGGCTGCGTTTGGCGTTAAATTCCTTGCTTGCCCATCGAAAGAGCCAGATACGTATGCCTCTCTTTCAGTCTTGCTCATCTTTCACCTCCACGCGGCGGTTCCATATCTCTGTCACGATTTCTCGCGTGCTTGTTTGGGTGGATATACCGCATTCTGTGCATTGTGCCCATCCTGTGAATACATCATAAACGCGCCAAATGGCAACACCTCCACAATGAGCACACTTCTTCAACTCCTCCATCACGCCTCCTTTTCTCTCGGCTCGCGGGCCGGGCTCCTACAACCGGCTCCGCTAATAAGTGCTCTACATCGCATCCCCGACGCTATCACGCCGCCGCGAGCCGAGATTCATCTTGCCCATTCCCGTATCATTGAAGCGAAGGATTTACCCTCGGTTTTTGGAGGAAATGGTTCTATAATCTTAATTGCCTTCCCCATCATAAATGCCATCCCAATATCAAATAAAACACCCTCCGAACTTCCATCCCACGCGATCAGAATTTCATCCGCATCACGAATTGCCTCTCTATTCGTTGCACAAATGGAATATCCAGTCGGATCATTCTGTTCAGTATCTCTAGCGGGGTAATAAACAAGATATCCTGCGTTTTCTAATTCTAATATTTTTGCCTCGATTGTTGATTTCAGCAAATCCGATATTTTACGAACCGGACAAACAATGAATATTTTCATCGCATCCCCTCAATGCCTACTCACACGAATAACCTCTATTACCATTGCCCCCAACGCCACGACAAAGAAGCAACAACACAAAGCAAGTAAAGCAGTTGTCCATGGATGAGCGTACGCCATCTCAAAAACCGACATTGTCTACTGTCTCCTTCGTTTCGGAGTTTGTATTCTTCGCAACTGTTTCTTGAAGAACGGGTAACTGATATTCACCTTCGCAAGTACACTCTTTCAAGAATGCCGGTGGATGTACAATTGTGTTCGCGTAGATATTCGTCATCCAAGCGAGCGTGGCCTTTAACCCGATAGACAGGGGGGTTGAAGGATTGTGAGACAAAAGTCCTTTTGCTAAAGTGTTGTCGGGACGTTTATTGACAACGTTATGTTCGTCTTTTGCTATATGGCGAATATGCAAGTCCCCTTCAGTCACCCCCACGAGTGAAAGCACTTTGGCAGACATTGAATCAACGGAGCAGTATTCTTCTCCGCCGATATTGATTGCGAGACTTGTTGGAGGATCAATACATTCACAAACGTTTGCTACCGTAGGAATGAAGTCACCAACAAATTGAAACACTCTATGGTAACCGTCATACACTTCGTAAGGCAATCCATGTAAAGCGCGATAACAAAATAAACACACAACAGAGCGATAAGGATGATAGAACTCACCCGGACCGTAAACGTTGAAGAAACGCAAACGAACTGCCTGAAGATCGAATTTGCGTTGAGCATTCAAAATAATGTGTTCACCACACCATTTCGACATCGCGTAACTATTGAGGTGGTGAATAGGTTGTGTACTTAAATACTCTTCACGAATAAAGTCGTCACCTAAATCTATTTCACCATACGCCTCACTAGAAGAAGCAAAAATCAAAGTCGCACCAAATTCGGCGCATAGAAGTGCAACATTCTCAACACCAATCACGTTTGTATCCCAACATTGTTCGTAAAACATGTCACCATTATGACGCCCAAACTCAGCCGCGAGATGATACACCACAGTAGGTTCAACTTGTCTAAAAACCCGTTCAAGTTGACGGTAATCTCGCACATCGGCACGAAGATGTTTCTCATCGGGAACGTGTCTTCGCGAACAACCAAAAACTTCATGCCCGCGGCGTCTTAATTCACGAACAAGATACCAACCAATTGTTCCGGTATCACCTGTGACGAGAATTCTCAATTTTGGAGACGGCATGTCAACTCCTTTGGAAAAGTTCACAAATATCTTTTCCGCTTCTTTTCGCCTCGAAATAAAGTAACACAAGTTCGTGACGCGTAACTTCTCTAGACTCACACGTAGGTGTTCCAAACCAAACTTTCCCACTCTTATCCCAGTTACCCCACAAGGCCTTCCCCCATACACGATTTCGTGTATCGCTATCGTGTTGAATGAATGGTCCAACTGGAGCGTCACAATCCAACAATGGAAGTTCAACTTGCCCGTGTGTCCACCAAGACGTATCAACTTCAACGAGAGGGAGTTTTGGAGTTGACACCAACCTCTTCACATTCATAATCAGTAAAGGATCATCTTCCGAGGCGTTTCTCAACGAAACGTCACGTTCACGATAATATGCAGCTTTGCGTTGGCGACGAATTGGATCAAAAAAGGCAAAATGCAAAATATTGAAGCCACTATTCAAGACAGGGTACTTTACGTTAACTGGAACAAGATTCCCATGCAAACCTTCTGTATGTCGATACACCAAGTCGGGATCATTTCGGAAAAAACGCACGAACTGTGGAAAGTTGTCTTTCCCAAAACCAAACCAATCGTCACATCTATACGTATGCGTACTATTCCACAAGTTAATTTCTCCACACTTCCAAGTTGAAATCTCCGGGCGTTCTTGTAAAAACGTCTTAATTCCTCTCGCAGCGCGTGCCTCAAGAATTTCGTCACTGTCAATGAAAAGAATCCACTCCTTTCCAGAAGTCTTTGCCATATCTAAAAGCAATGCACGATTCTCACTTTCGGTCCAAACACCGGAAGTGGGTTTGCGGAAGATTTTCTTCACGCACGGCCATGATAGTAATAAAGGAAGAGTTAAGTCGGAAGATCCATCGTCAAAGGCAACGACTTCATCGACGAAGTCACTTAAATGTCTTAAACACTCCCCAAGAATCCAGTCGGCGTCCTTGACTTGAATTTCTGCACAAATCGTCGTCATTTCTTCTCGACCTTCTCCCTAAAAACAGGACATTCAAAGATTGGTGCAACAAGGTTGTTCTCAACGCAAAATCTATATAATGCATTTGCGATTTGGCAATTGTGTAAAACATCTTCTGGTGTCAAATTTGCGCAAATTGCGCAAAGACAAAAATCCCAACTTCTCCCCTCAAGTTCTTCTTTTACAAAAACCCACGCATCGTGATGAAATATTCTCTTCACTTTAATGCCGCAAGATGGTGTCATGAAACCCGCCTCTGAGTTATGTTACTCAAAACTCTTGTGAAGTAAGGCATTTCCGTTAAACCAATGAACTTCTTCAAATCTTTTTCAACGTCTTTCCATTGCAAGTTTTCAATAGTTGCCAAGTCAAGATTCAACTGTGTATTCTGAAACATGTTTGTAGGGAAAAGTACACCCAACCCCATAAATGGAAAATTCAAGACACGCGTATACACGTCAGAACGAAAACTTCTAAAATACACAATCGATTTCCATACTTCACCTACCCAAATCGCAACCGCTTGAGTGTATTCCTCAAGTGAAGAACAATACTGAAGGTGTTCCTCAAACGTTTGTTTCCCAGTTGCATATTCACTCGACGGCAAACAATCATGAACGAGTATCACGCCGGGGGATGTGAGAAACTGCAACGCGTTTATTATATCTTGGCGCGACTGAATATAAGAATGATCCCCATCAATAAAAACAACATCTATACCTTCAGGAAAATACTTCAAAGCATGTAAACCAAAGAAGTCGTCACTCGATATTTGCAATTTTTGTGTGGGGTTAATATTTTCACTTCCATTCAAGTCCCTGTCAATAGTTAACTTCATCTTCACAGGAAGTGCGTTAAAACATTGTATCGAGTATGTGTCTTTCGGTGCACCAACCTCCAAATACGTTCGCGCTTCAACCAATCTTGTTATTAAATAAATAGCGTCTCGAATGTGTTTATAACTTCCAGACCAATCAAACTCGAATTGCTTAAGAAGTATATTAACTTCATTCGTAAAGGGCATCACATGCTCCCCTTCGCAAGCAATGCGAACCACGAAGGTTTAGTGCATTCGCTACCTACAACATCTGGTTCCTTCAAAAGTATCAATTCAACAATCGAAAGGAAATCAAAATGTTCTGGACTAAACCCACACACATGCTTTGAGTATGGACAATCATCTGTCTCTGCTTGTTCGTGAAATCCTAAAGGTGACATAATAATTAACCACCTACAATGCCCCGCCAATAAACGCGTCACAGACAACGCTGTTTCCTGCGTCAGATGTTCAAGAACGTTCCCCAATATAATGACATCACCATAAAGTGATGAAGCTAAATTGACTATATCCCCAACAATAATCCCATCGTAAAAATCATGCATTGCGGGTTGCGTCAAGTACTTATCCCAAATCTCTATACCCACACAAGGAATTCCCAACTTTCGCATATAACTCCCCCAAAAACCTTCTACACCAATCCCCACATCAAAAACAAGTCTTGGGCGAAGACGCATTAACCATTCAGACACTATAGAAACGAAGAAAGAACCATGTTGTTCCTCCACAACAAGTTGCGGGAACATCGTTAAGACTTCACGATACGTATGTTGTTTCATAATTTCAACCTTTGTGAGATAACACTTCCGACAAGTCCTTTACATGTACGGGCTTGCCATATTTCTGCATAACTTTAATCATATTTTTCGTTCCGGGACTTTTGCCATCCCAAATGGCGATTAACACATCCCCATATCTTGCCATCTCCGCATTTCGAACGAAACCTGCACCTCGACCAAATTTGTTCCAATTAGCAAGAAATCTTATTATGGGTTTTGAGTAGCGAGTCGCCCATTGCTCGCCTAATCTATCAACACCCGAAGCCCCACCGGAAACAACTTCATCAATGACGAATCTAGATTCACGTATGGCTTCCTCTACAACTTTTAAGTCCTTTATGTTACGACTTCCCGCAATGATCGCTCTCATAACTTTACCATATCCGCGATTTTGAAACGCGTCCCATCGTATAATGCAAAATCAATCCCCTTCAATTGTTCACGATACTGCTTCCAAAATGGTGTCCCTGGGAATGGGACGCAATAACTCCATTGCCAAGTATCGGGTCGCGTCTCTTCAAGGAATTGATGCGACAGGGTTAAGTCTTCTGCCTTCTCTCCAGGAAGACCTTCAGTAAACGTCAAGTGGACTTTAACCCCACAACTCTTCAAAACACGAATTGTTTCGCGAGCAACCCCAAGGTCAAGTCGTTTCTTGCAACACTTAATCATTTCCGGACTGCCGGATTCAATTCCTAACTTGACTTTCGTCAGTCCACACTTCACCATGAAACGCCACGTATCTATTGAACACGTATCGGGTCGACACATTGCCCCCCAACGAATGTTTCTCTTCATCAATCCTTCGGATATCTCATACAAACGACCTTCTCCAATATTGAATGTGTCGTCATCGAAGTACACACTATTCAATTGTGGCCACAATCGAAAGGCATCATCAATATCCGCAAGAATGTTAGCAGGAGAACGCGGTCTATACTTGGTGTTATACATGACCGCCGGCCATTGGCAAAAAATGCAACGATACGGGCAACCACGAGATCCCCACAACGTGTAAGTACGTTGAGGTTCAATGGGATAGTCGCAATACCTTGCAATATCGCCAGATGGTATTCCTCTCCAGGCGAAGGGGGAGTTTAAGACTTCTTCAGGCGGCATGAGATCGTATTCCCATACCCCCATTGACTTTTCCCCCACCACCAACTCTTTTCGCAAGAAGTTAACTAAAGTGTGTTCGTACTCACCTTTGAAGATCGCCCATATGTCATACGGAGATTTATCTCCATACTCGTTCATGATTTCACTGGCCAAAGCACTCACGTGTGCCCCTGTAAGGATAATCTTCATTTTTGGAAGTCGTTTATGCAATTCACGACACACTTCCATGTCGTGATAGAACGACGCCGTCGCGGGCTCAATTATCAACACGTCAGGATTAAACTCAAACATGTACTCATAGAATGCTTCATAACTCTCGCGACTCGGAATAGAGTCATGAAAGAAAAATTCAACCTCGTCTTTCCTGAAGTGTCTCCTCGCATACGTTAATGCGAAAAGCATGAAGAACGGTGGATTGGTCATACAAGGATAAGGTGCCATATACGACCAACGTCCACCAGCACGTAAACCCCATTTCCCAGGAGAATGCCACGGTGGATTTGCAACAAGAACTTTTATTGACATAATTTCCCATCTTCCCAACGCTCTACTCGCTTAGGTAGATTGTGTAACGTTCCCCACTTTTTGCCTAGATTTCGAACGAAACCCGCATAGCGTTTATTTTCACATACCACGCGATTTCTTTCAATATGTGCATGTCTCTCTGGCGTATAATATGTAGGCAAGTAATGATGTTGATGGAAAACGCGTAAGTCATTCGCGAATTGGATCCGCAAACCAGAATTTGCAATGCGTCGTGCAAAATCATTATCTTCGTAAGCAAACCCCATTGCAAAATCTTCATCAAACGCACCCATAGCAACAAGGAATTCTCTAGAAATTGCCGTACACCAATGCAAATTTACTGGACGATATTCACTATGGTTATACCAGCCGGGTATACCGTCACCATCTGCCATGTTATCGTAAATTGGTATTGATTCTAAAAACGTAAGTGCATATTTCTTAGTTTTCCAATCAACCATATACATAGCTTGCGTAACATCGTAGGGCAAAGAATAACACGCACACGAGAGGTACATATTATTTGTTATTCTTTTTTTAATTTGGTCCAGCAAGTCTTTCGTGAAGGGCAAACATTCAGGATTCGTTATTACGACAACATTCCCACGCGCTTGCTTTATTGCGAAGTTCAACGGAATACAAGGACAATAAGTTCCTTCATCTATTCCGGTAGCAAAAATATTGAGTGCCTTTCCATGTTCCGCAATCACATTCCAAAAATGTTGACTCTTTCCACCATCATCATCAATTATGATAAACTCAACATCACGTAGCGTATCTAGAGAATGATAATGCCGATACGCCCATAACGTTCGATCAAGAAGAGTTTCTCGTTTGAAATGTGCCATCACAATACTTAACATACTCTTAACGTTTCTCTAGTGTCAAACATCTCAAGATTAAATATCGACACTAAACAATCACATGTTTGTCCATCACGAAAGCAAAACGTATGACACTCAGGACAAATCCACCACGTAGTTTGCAGGTCAACTTTTCGAACCAAGTTAAACAACCCACAATCAGGGTGTTTTTCGTTATACATAATCGCGTATGTCATCAGTACGTCCCCCAAAATCTTGCGGTAAGCTCTAGAAAGGGCTCCCACTTGATATCGAATTCACAATTATCAGGAGAATTCCGGAACAAAAGTGCTATTTCCTCGTTGGTCTTCCCGCAGTACCCGCACCCAATGCGTGTTACCATGAACGTTTCCGCAGGATTATTTCTTGCGTAATCCTTGAATCTATTGATGTAGAATGCAATTCGTGTAAGTGACAAAGGATATAGAGAATGATCCATCGTTGGTAAGGCGTATGAATTTCCCGTTCTTCCTTCGCCTATGCCATACTTTGCTCCATGTTGTTGGAGTGCGGTAAGTGCTGCACCTGCGCTATGGATTCCACGTAAATTGCTTCCGAATACAAAGATTTCTATCATGGTTTGCACCAACTTTAGTTAATGCTCATTACCCTTTCTTCATTAGAAGGATCGATAATATTGACCCCGCGGGGAAGCATACGCTTCCTAGAATGTAGAAGACGAAGGGGAGAACCTTATTAGTCATGTTCATCGGTCCTGTGTGTGAGTAAAAGCGGGGTCGTTTTTGGGTGGGCCGGGAACTGTCAAGTGTTGACGGTGCTTTGTCCCCGTGCTGTCCAGATATGTGACGATGGCGTTGGGGGGTTTACCCTGCAAGAAAGCAACAAGACATGTCCTACTATAACGCCATACACCACGAAACTTCCACGCTGGAATGCACCCCATTTTCGCGAGACGACACACCGTCTTTACATGCATCTTCAAGAACTCGGCAACTTCCTTACTATCCATTACTTCGTCCAGAAATTCCTTTTTCAAGTCTGACATGGTCTTTTCCAAAGTCCCATCTTGATACAAATAAGGTTGTAAAATTTCATCACAACCTTATTTGTATCCATCATCAATGATGTTGAGTAACGAGTGACGCGAACGAAATCTGCGTCACTCGTTACTTTATAACGACCTTACGTCTTCCAGAAACTGGAACCTTTTCGCATCCACAAGATAACGAAAATTCCCAAGTTCACAAAAGCCGCGAAGGCAGTGATGTATTCTCCCAGTGGCGTGTTCTCGATAGGGCAAGAATGCGCCTGCGTAAAGAGTGCCACGAAAAGGAGAATAACGTTAACCGCCCAACCCAATTTTACGTTTGACACGAAACCTCCTCTCATAATTTTTTGGTTGTGTAAACAACCAAGTAATCTATCCGCTCAAAAGAAATATACGAGATTCAGGCGCGATTTCCCAAATTATACACCATTATTTTTCACCCGGGCGCCCACTGGCGGCCCTACCCCGCATGCTGTTTTACGTATACTCATGAAATGTTTCACCCCCCGCAGGGTTGTTGTTGACGTTCTCTTTGCATCCGACAACACCCCAGGCCTGTACATTTATTGTTGAGTGCAATACAAGTTACATTTAATTGGAGTCCACCACCACCCCACGATCGGACTCATATGAATGTAAACATTATTAAGTAATGCTCCACCCATCAAGTGTACCTCAATCAAAACGAACCCATGTACCGGAACTGTTTTGAATTGTTGAAGTACTCACCCCAACCATGCATGCCATGCACCCAGCAAGTGTATGAACCGGTATCATGTTTTGAAAGAAGTGAACGTTTCAAACGTTACTCGTCTCCTTGTTACGTTGCAATACTTCTTGAACCATTCACCAACAAAGGACTTCTATAATCACTACACCTTTGGGTTAAGTTGTTGTTGTTGTGATGATACTTAACATGTATAGGAGAGAAGAATACGAACGTTATCAAAGCGTACAGGGTTGGTACCCTTGGTTACTATAGGAGGAGCAGAAGAGTTATTTGAGAAGTTGTATGTGAAGCAGAGGGAGAAGAGAAGAACAGAAAGGAAGTACACATCCCCAAGAAGCCTCCCAAACATAAACTATTTAAGAACATCACAGACAGTCCTATCATGTAGGACTATCATTCCTTCTCAATGTGATTGAGAAGGTACACAACTTCAATCTCGGACGATAAATTCGGACGAGAATGATTACGCAACTTCATTCCGGACGATAAATTCGGACGAGAATGATTACGCAACTTCATTCCGGACGATAAATTCGGACGAGAATGATTACGCAACTTCAATCTCGGACGATAAATTCGGACGAGAATGATTACGCAACTTCAATCTCGGACGATAAATTCGGACGAGAATGATTACGCAACTTCAATCTCGGACGATAAATTCGGACGAGAATGATTACGCAACTTCATTCCGGACGATAAATTCGGACGAGAATGAAGTGACACACCCTTTATTAAAAAGTATTGTTCATCAACACAAGGTGTGTTAATGCAGAACGATCCTGACGTATAAAAGGAATTAGATGGATGTATGAAACGTTTATCATATGAAAGGAAACATTCGAAAGGATAAACAAGAAAGGTGTATGATCCCTTCGGACAAACGATATTTACACCTACTCCCGCCCGATTCGGATATATCCGATTTTATCACTTACCCAAAGTGATACCTTACCCGCGGAATTCGGGTGAAGTTGATTTATTCATCTATTAAGCAACTATAAGTAATTGATTTTAAACAAGTTAGCCATTTTTTATTTGTAATGGAATGTGACGTTGTAAGTGTTTGTATAATAATAAGTTAGCATGTATGATATCTAACTTGTTGTTAATAAATAAGTTAACCTGGATAATTTCGAAAAGACGATTATGCGTTAACTTATTTAGAATCAATCAGTTATACGAGAATACGTTAATTGGTTTATTATCAAACACTTATCAAGGAATATTTTGAAATCGAATAAGTGATTGATTCTAAACAAGTTAGCAAGTCTTGCACATGTATCGTTAACACTTTTAAAATCAAACACTTATAGAGGGCGTTGTAACTGCGTGTTAAATAAACGTTTATCGTATCGCTGTAAGTGTATAGAAATAAATAAGATAGCTCACCACATGTAAGTGATTGAAAATAAATAAGTTAGATGGCCACTTTTTTCCTGCAGGGAAAGATTCGTTAAACGTTTATTATCCAAACACTTATCTTGAAAAAGCACAATAAGTCTGAACTTATAATGATTCTGAACAAAAAGTTTTTTGTAAGTGATTGATTCTAAATAAGTTAACATGGATTTTTTTTCTTGATTGTCTTCCCGTACTATCATATAATTAATATGAAGGAGGACAAAGAATGACAAGAGAAGAACTCAAGAAAATCGCTATCGAAAAAGCCGCGACACTCATCCAGAGTGCCAACGTTAGCGCCATCTTTATTGACGTGCATCCAGACCCTCTCGACGACGATGACGCTTTCGTAGTTTGCGAATACGTTCTCGATTCCGAACGCCACGAAACCGAGATATGCCATCTCTACAAGAAAGGCGAATGGTTCCCAGTAACGACTAACGCCTAACGAAAGGAAGCACGCAATGCCCGCACGGATATCCACAACCCAGCAAGGAGGTGATAGACATGAGGAAGGACTGGTAGTCCTGGAGGTCGGTCGGCAGGTGATTAAGCGACCAGTAACAAACAAGAACGGTTTTGGTTTGGAGGTTAAGCACATGGACATCAACACGATTCTCAAGGACGAAGACTTCACGACCTGGCTGAAGAAAAACTTCTTCTATTTCATGAAGAAGGAGATCCTCATCGAAAAGTACATGAAGTACCTCGGGAAGGACCTCGAAAGTCTCGGGAAGCTCTACGCTGTCTACAAGGACAACCAGTAGAGCAACGTAAACCGATCGACCTCACAGAGAGCGATCCACTGCCGGACCGCTCTCTTCTTATTGCGGGAATTCTGTATCAACACACGGAGTGCATGTGAGTCAAGAACCTGGTGTTAAAATGACTATAAACGTTGGTCAACACGTAAATCGCATTGATGTTTTTCACGTCGAACGTTATCCCGGGACATGTTGGTGAACCCTACTTTAAAACGAAATTCCCGACAGGGTGTAAACGATTATCCTGTTTTTACGAAAGGAGCGATCCGTATTCCCATCAAAACGTCCGACGTATAAAATCACTAAACGCAACACAATCTCTCCAACGTTTATAGTCATTTTAACACCAGATCGTTTTGCATCAACACTCCGTGTGTTGATGTGGTCCCCTACCCACTCCCGCCGGTTTCGGATATCTGCGGTTTTTTCGGACATCTCCGAATCGGATATAACCAAAAATAAAGGCGATATCTGATATCGCCTTTATCTGATAAAATCGGATATTATTTATGAAATTCAGGTATTGCTGTCTTTATAGACAGAATACAATTTATTTATCGATATCTCGTCTTTACTAAGATATCGAAGATACTTTTCAATTAAAACCTCCTTTTTCATGAAATAGAAGAAGTTTTTCTTCAACCACACTAAAAATTCTTCATCCCCCAAAATCTTTTGGATATCCACGTTTTCTCCTTCCAAACCCTTAAAAACCTCTAACTTGTTATTTTCCAACACTTTATAGTGATTGAAAACTATATCCGATTTTATCTGCAATACTCTCACCTCCTCTCTATCTTGTTTATTTTCAATCACATATATATTATAGTATATTCCCGATCAAAAATCAAGTAAAAAAATCCATGTTAACTTGTTTATTTTCAACCACTTAGCAAAAATCTTTATGCACAACAATTATTGTTTGCACAAAATCATTCTTAAATAACCATATAAGTGCTTGAAAATAAATAAGTTAACGATTTTTATAAGTGCATAAAAAAGTGGGGACTTAACTTGTTTATTTTCAACCAGTTACATGTGACGATATAACTTGTTTAATAACATGCACTTAAAGTGATTCGGTAACTTGTTATTTTACACACACTTATACCCGCAGGGTTTAAGTTATTGATTTTAAACAGGTTAAAGTGTATGAGGGAAATTCTTGTAAGTGGTTGAAAATAAACAAGTTAACGATTTTCAAAAAAAGTCCTTATAAATGATTGAAAATAAACAAGTTAACGCAAAAACCCAATAACATGTTGAAAATAAACAAGTTAGCCGGTAAAATGGTGACTCAATTTAGTCCAGTTAACTTGTTTATTTTCAACCACTTAAATAGTACCCTGTCTAACTTGTTTATTTTCAACCACTTATAGTGTCACTTTACACCAAAAATAAAAAACCGCTAACTTGTTTAAATTCAATCACTTATAACTTCAATTTAGATGATAAAATCGGATATATCCGATCGGGGCGGGAGTGGGCGATTTGCGTACATATTTCAGATATATCCGAAAGGTTGCGTACATAATTCGGATATATCCGAAACCCGCGGGTATAGTATCACTTTAGGTAAGTGATAAAATCGGATATATCCGAAACCGGCGGGAGAAGGTGGAAACCTATTGTGCATAAATGACGTGCCATTCCAATAGTTCGCGAAACACATGAAATAAACCGTTTATACCACGGGTAAATTTCGTTTTTACCCTGTGATCGCATTGGCGGCAACGTATTGGTATGGAAAAATTTCCAACGAAAATGGTATGACACATTTTTATTGTAATGTAACATGTCAAAAAACAACAAAAAACCAGAATTCCTTGGTGCCCCACGCAACGGGGGCCCCCGGACACAACGCCACGGCCAGGTATATAGCCTTTCGCCGCCACGGTGAGTTTTTTAGTTTGAGGGTTGCCCTGGACACAAACAAGAGTAGGAAATTTTAGCTTTCCCCCCAGCGAACAATGTCAAGCGTTTCGTTTGCCCTCCACTGGATTCCAAGACTCAACAAACTTGTATAACTTCTCTGCTTCAATGTAACGTTGCTTCTACTCAGTTCTGACACCACGAAAATTCTCAAGAGTGTCCACCCCACCATATGCAATACACTCTTATAAACATACTTCATCACAATAAGGCAATCGAGGGGGGAATATTGTTGGGAGGAGTCATAATAAGTTAACCGGTATATGTTGTGCTCTATCGGTCGGTCCTTATATATAGGGAAACCTAGGGGGATCTATCACTTATGGAGTTAAAGAGTCACTAAACCCTGTCTTTCCCCCCAGAGAAATGCTAAGGAGAGATGAAACAAGTGTGAAAGGTTACCTGGGCCCCCCCTGGTACAACGCCACGGGACACTTTATAGCTTTTGCGTAACATTGGGAGACCCCCACGTAGGCGTATAACGTTTGCAGCTTGCACGCCGCAAAACCTCTACTTGAACGTAACCCCCCACGTAGGCGTATAAAGTGGCCACCTGATCGTGCTTTGTGTACTCTTGAGAAGTCGCCGGGAGTTCCTCCACGCCTATCGATGGCCTTCCCAGTGGGGGGTTAACATGGTACGTGATACACATTACTCTACGCCTACCAGGTTTTTGGACACCTTATGCGGGGAGTGGGCGGTCTACCCCTGGGGTTACCCTGGTGGAAAGTATACAGTTTGACGCTTGAGGCACTTGTTAAGGTGTGTATTCTTAAGTGAGTCCACTGCAGGTACAACGTTTCCGGTATCATTTTAGCTTTTGCGGTTCTGCCCCCCGACTCCCGCAGCATGCACGCAATGGTGTTCCTTGTTGGGGGGGCCCGGTAGGGCTTTTTATCAAGACCCCCCAACCTCCTGACAACATTCCACAAAAGTCTCGCATTATTGCGTCACCACCCAACGCCAAAAACTATTTCCCGACAATGTATCGCAATCACTTGTAGAAATTCTCTGCGGAAATTCTCTCTAAAGTAAGCATCAATCTCATGTCACCTGATTGAGCTTCATGTACTCTCTAAGCTGACATGCTAACCATATACCAGCCAGTCCTCTATATAGGAAATATGGAGAGGAAAAAGAGATTGCAGATATATAGAGACTTGAATGGGACAAGAGAAATTCAATCCCCTTTCAGTCACCCCAGAGTTAAATGGTTGAGATAAAATAAGTTAGCGTGAAAAAAAGAAAACCTATAAGTGGTTGAGATAAAATAAGTTAGCGAGTTGGTGTAAGTGGTTGAGATAAAATAAGTTAGAAGGTACCTTATAAATGGTTGTAAATAAATAAGTTAGATCACTAGATGAAGGGAACAGCAAAACCTGGATAAATGGTTGAAAAATAACACTTTAAGTGATAGCAGAGAAATTAGCAGATAAAGTTTTTTTATTGGAGATTGAGAAGTGGATTGTAAGTGGTTGAAAATAAACAAGTTAACCACGATAAGCAGGGCAGGAAAGACAAGAAATTATCCCTAGATTTTTCAAGGGTCACCAATTATAATATTAAAAATAGGAAAAATGTAGAATGTGGCTTTTGCAGGTAAAGAGGAGAAGAAGGGAGGTGAGAGAGATGAAAGAGGAGAAGAAAGAGCAGAGAGAAGGACTGAAGCTGACAGAGTATGAAGTTGCGACCGCAGAGTTTGCAGAGGAAGTAGCAAGAGTGATAGCTTCATACTACATGGCAACAATGCCAACCATACAGCAGACCAGCAGATACTTGCATGCAATCGTTGATGAGTATCTGGCAAAAGGCGTGCAAGTTCACATCCATCGGATTCACCAATTCAGACCACCGGATCCACCGAGAAAGGACAACACCACAAGGATAACACTCGACAAGCAAAGGACGGCTAAATTATTTGAGGTTTTGAATGCACTATGAAAAGGTGAGAGAAGAAGAGAGGAGGTGAAGAAACTATGAGCGAACCAAAAGCATACTACACCTTTAAGAAAGCACTCCCAGATGATCCGGACATCAAGTTAATGGTCGAGAGATTCTGGGAAGATTGGGGGTCGTTCTGTGATGTACATTGTTGCGGACCTGAAGGAGACGACTCACTTTGGGTAGACGTCAGCGGAGGGGATCTCGTGACGATCGATCTTCCACCGGATACACCAAAGGAACGCATAATGTGCGCCTATGTGGTTCACAGCAGAATGTTTTCTACATGGGTAACAGTGCCAATCAAGGACGGCACGGCGTATCTTACTCAAGAGGACTTCGATAAGATCTCTTGAGTAAGTGAAAGAGTTTCTGAACACACAATATCCAGATAGAGAGGGGGTGAGAGAGGTGAAGTTGAAGAAAGTGGTGGAAATCCGAGAGGTCACACCGGGGGGGAAGACGTTTGAAGTCGAACTCGGTATGCATATCTACAACGACGGCACGGTAGCAGGTTATATGGAATTCACGTGGAAGGCGGAAGTGTCTATCGGGGATGCGATAGCAATCGCGAGA